GAAACTGCGGCGCATCGTCAGCAACCGGAAACTGCGGCGCATCGTCAGCAACTGGATACAAGGGCGCATCGTCAGCAACTGGATACAAGGGCGCATCGTCAGCAACCGGAGACTATGGCGCATCGTCAGCAACCGGAAACTGCGGCGCATCGTCAGCAACTGGATACAAAGGAAGTACAATAGCTGGTGATCCAGATAGCATTGCAGTCGCTTGGGGATACCATGGTAAAGCAAAAGGCGTGTTGGGTTCATATCTCGTTCTTGCTGATTGGGTTGGAGATGAAGATAATTATTGGACGCAGGATTTATGGACGCTTAATGGTGCAAAAATGGTTAGGGTTGACGGAGATAACATCAAGGCTGATACATGGTACACAATGAAAAATGGAGAAATCGTTGAAGTGAAAGAGGAGTAGTAATCATGGCTTTAAAGAAAAAGGCAATTCGCATAGGTATCAAAACTAGCAAGGTTGAACTTGTGAAAGAAGGTTCTGAGTACATCGTGAAAGTAGATGGGGACGTTTACAAGAAAACTGCAAATGAGCTGTTCGCAGTGCGGGCATTTAATGAGATTTAGGAAAGTGAGGAACAGAGATGATTAAATCAGATTTTGGAAGAATAGAAGTAGAAGGAAGAAAGCCGGTTATCATGGCTGAATTTGAAACTCTTTTAGTTACATTAAGGAGAGTTCTTGGAGAGAAGGAATACAACTTTGTTTTACAGAGAGCAAGTGAAAAGGAGCTGTCAAAGGATGGTAAAGAAATATTAAGAAACGGCGAAAAAGAACGCATAGCAGAAGTTACCAAAGCTATTTTAAGTGGAATGGAGGAAAAATAATTATGGCAGAAACAAAGAAACGGGAAGTTGCAGTTAAGCAGGAAATGAATACAAGACTTTCATTTTACGCAAATCAGTATACCGGACTTATGGAGCGTGATTTTGCAGAACATGGACTTGCCTTTGATGATTATTCCAAGCAGTGCGTTATGGCATCTATGAGTGCTATTTACAACCTTGTTACATCGAATAAGGCGGCTATGGAAAATCTGAATGGTTCTAATTTGAGACAGGTTATCGGGCAGGTTTCCAGCCTTAAACTTAATGCAAATGCAGTGCCAAGAGAGTGTTATTTCCAGTTGAGAAATAAGCAGGATGCCAATGGAAATTGGTATAAAGAGGTTGAGATGGGAATCGAGGGAGACGGAAACGATGCACTTCTTCGCAACTTCGGCGTTGGCGTTAAAAAAGTCTATCCGGTATGGCTTGTGAAAGAAGGAGATGAATTTACATACCCGAAACATAAAGGCGTTGAGATTACACCACCGGAATGGGAAGAAAAGGGATTGTCACAGAAAGTAATCCGTGTCGTTTACCCGGTCGAGATGGACGGTGGAAAGATTGAATACATGATTGCGGAACGTGAAGGTGTAAAAGGAAACCTTTTGGCTCATGTGCGCAACAATCTTTTGAATGAAACGTTTGGAATTTGCGAGAATAAGCGCAAGGCAACCGACAAGCAAAAGGCTGAAATTAAGGCTAAAAAGGACGAGATTATCAGTGCACTTCTCGGATGCAAGACATTGGAAGAAATGCTTGCTTGTGAAGTGGCAAGACCTTATATGAGCGCGGCGTGGAGAGAAACTTCCGAAGCTATGATTATTCGCAAGATGCGTAATAATGCAATCAAGAAGCATCCGAAAGACCTTAACGCTATGGCTACACAGTCACTTATACAGATGGATGAAACCTATGTGCAGACACAGGAAGAAATTGCCGAAAACGCCAATTCAGAGCCGTTTGTTGTGGCAGAATCCGAAGCGACCGACGGTGCAGCAGTTGAGCCGGAGAAAGTTGTTGAGAATGGCGAGAACGTACCGGACTTTATGAAAGATTAGGGAGGTTGCTATGAGAGTTGTATCACAGGACGGGGCGATTGATATGCCATACGAAGAGGTGATTATTCAGAGATTCAAGTTAAGGATTTATTTCCTGAACAAAAACTTAACAGGTGTTGAGTCGCTTAATGATGACATGCAAATTGCTGAATATTCCACGGAAGAAAAAGCCAAGAAAGCTATGGAAATGCTTAGAAGTGCGTATACAGGAAGTATTGCCATGTTTCAGAACGTTGAGCCTACAGAAGAAGTTAAGAAATCACTCGAAAGACGCAATACGGAGATTATATGTGCAAGTATTGAAAATCAGCCATCGGAAATTAAATTTGAGAATCATCAAAATTTTTATTTCCAGTTCCCAACAGAGGAAGAATTGGAGTAGCCTATGAAATACTATTGGGTTCGCATCTATGATTACAAGGTAGACGATGAACTGAAAGAGTTTACAGATGATAACGTGTGGGATGCTCAAAAAGGCACTCTTCTTGATGAATATTATCTTTGCGGAGAGGATATGTCCCGAGAAGAAGCAAAGAATAAAATCAAGGAGAAAAGCGGAGTTTCAAAGTTTGCAAAGCCGCGGAAGAATAGTGGTATATACGCTATTGTTATTGATAGCAACCAATTCTTTTATGACAGGTTCAATGTGGAAATTGACACCATTTGTTTTAACTGCCACAAACCTATCAAGGGCAAATTGAAAGATTTCCCTTATATGGTAACGGACAATGGAGAAAGATATTGTTTCTGCTCGCATAGTTGTAAATCGGAAACAAGTAGCAAAATCAATCCGTATTATGAAGGAGAATTTCAAAGTCGAGAGGGATATGAAAGCAATGGTGGTGTGTATGGTTACATTTACCATATCTACAACAGAAAGACCAACATGCACTACATAGGACAAACGGTATATATGCCATTCTTCCGGTGGCAGGAACACGTTAAGAGCGGTTTGAAAGGTAATATTACAGATCTTGTATTTGAGACTATTACAGAGGTTCGTGTTAAGTCACAGAAGTATCTGAACAACATTGAAGCATGGTGGATTAGGAAATACATTGATGAATATGGGCGAGACCGTGTTATGAATATTACAGTTCCAAAGATAACACTTGAGGACTTGGCAAAGGAATATTCAAAGATAGTTTCGGGACAGTTAAGTATTGAAACGGATGAAAGTGAGGTGGTTTAAATGCTTATGCGATGTTGCGGTTCATCATCAGCAGGCAACAGTTACGCTTTAATCAGCAGCAGTGGTGAGATTCTTGCCATCGAAGCAGGTGTGAAATTTCTTGATTTTAAGAAAATGATTGATTGGCGTATTTCTGATGTTGCAGGATGTATCGTCTCACATGAGCATGGTTAGGAGACCATGCACGTTACATAAAAGATTTCATGAAATCCGGCATTCCGGTTTATACGGCATTTGAAACACAGACCGCACTTGAAACCATTACGGGAGAGCGTACAATAGCCATTTCATCGCGCACAGCACGGCAAATCGGCAGTTTTTCGGTAACACCATTCAATGTACCACATGATACAGAAATCGAGTGCTACGGCTATTTAATCAAGCATGAGGAAATGGGACAGTTATTGTTCTTGACCGACTCGGAATACTGCAAGTATGACTTTTCCAGTATGAAAGTTGAGCAGATTATGGTCGAAGCCAACTACAGTATGGACTTGGTAGACCGGAATGAGCCAAATTATGAACACCGTTTGCGAGGTCACATGAGCCTTGATACGGCACTTAAATTTATTCAGACGAACGACAACCCAGCTTTACGGAATGTCGTTTTAATACACTTATCGGACACAAGCGGAAATCCCGCGTTATTCCTAAAACGAACGAAAGAAGCAATTGAATATGGAGCAAATGTTTATGTTGCAGAAAAAGGGCTAGAGGTTGATATGAACCTTTGTCCGTTCTGAAAGGAGAAAGCATGGAAAAGGGAACAAAATGCAGAGTTATTAGTGATGATTATGGGTTTTTTAAACCGGGAGAAATCGTTATTGCATTAGAAACCAATGATGTGCCATATTGTGCAAAAGAGTCGGCATATTCTCCGGAAAAAGCACTTATCAGTTATAAATCAAGCGAGTACAACGCTTTAAAAGAGCGTGAGCTTGAAGTAATCGAGGAATAACTAGGTTGAAACACCTTGGCAAAAGCCTAAAAGAAACTATCTTGTTTGGCGAATAGTTATCACAAACCTTATTGAAAGCCATGTTTTGGCGGTGCGTTCATCGTGCCGCCCTTACAAAAGATTGGAGGTAAAAATTGAAATTATGTAAATACTGTATGGCTGAATTTGAGCCGAAGCGACCAGATCAGAAATATTGTAGACCAAAATGCGCCAAAAGATTTGCGCAGTTTAGAAATTTTAAAAAGGCTGGAAGAACTGTGTATAAAAGAATATGCCCGAAATGTGGCAGACTGTTTATGACGATAGATGAACGAAAATTTGATTGCCAAGACTGCATCGGCAATGAAGTTAAAGAACGATTGAGAAATCCAAAGAAAAAGGATGATGAAATAAAGGCTGTGAATCATATGGCACGCGCTTCTGGCATGAGTTACGGAAAGTTTGTGGCTCAAATGAGCATGAAGCCATTGGAGAGGAAGTGATTGGATGCCGAATGTAAATTATAAGCAGCTATATGCAATAAAAAAGAACAACGAGAAGCGGATATTAAGCGTTTGTCCTGGAATGAAAAATCAGAGCGGAATTTATTTCTACACGAGGACTGATGAAAACGGTATATCTTACTTTTATATTGGACAGAGCGTTGACTGCTTAGAGAGAAATATTTCACATTTATCCGGTTTTCAGCACATAGATCTTTCGATTAAAAAAAGAGGATTTTATAGTGAAGAAAATCCGTATGGGTGGAAATTGAATTTTATCCATTATCCGAGAGAGAAACTTGATGAAATGGAACAATATTGGATTTTGGAATATACAAAGAAAGGTTATCAATGCCGTTACAACAAAACGGCTGGCGGTCAAGGTACAGGAAAAGAAAAGATAAACGAATTTAAACCTACAAAAGGCTACAGAGACGGTCTTAAACAAGGAAGAATCAACCTTGCAAGGGAATTATCTCATATTGCTGAAAAGCACCTTGAAATCCGCTTGAAGCCGGAGAAACAGGGTAACAAAGTTTCTGAAAAGCAGTATGAGAAGTTTATGGCTTTGATTTCTGAAAATACATATGAGGAGAGTGATTAAATGGCAGAAGTCAAGTGGATTAAGATCACAACAGATGTTTTTGATGATGAAAAGATTCTGCTGATTGAGAGTATGCCGAGTGCGGATAGCATCATTACGATTTGGTTCAAACTTCTTATTCTTGCCGGAAAACAGAATAACAACGGTGTATTTATGATGAGCAACAAGTTGCCGTTCACGGATGAAATGCTTGCCACCATTTTCCGCAGAGATTTGAACACGGTAAGGCTTGCACTTAAGACCTTTGAAGAATTTGGAATGATTGAAGTTGTTGACAATGTGATAACGATTCCGAATTGGAATAAGCACCAAACACTTGACGCTTATGAGAAGAAAAAGGAGCGCGACAGGCTATATCAGCAGAACCGGAGAAAGAAGCAGAAAAACCTAATTGAACAAAAATCGCCCGATAAATCGTCTTATGTCGCTGTTTCAGATAAAGAAGAAGAAAAAGAAGAAGATAAAGATAAAGATAAAGAAAATATAAAAGAAAATTCGCTGTCGCCCGATTCTAAAGAGCCATTTAATTTTGAAGATGCTTGGGAAAAGACTTTTGATGCATACCCCAAGAAAACAGCGTACAGTACCTCTAAAACAGCTTGGATGGATAAGGTGCTAGAAGTTATCGAAGAGAACCAACCGGACATTGCACGGCTGTTATACAAAGCCACAGAAGCATATTTGAGTGACTATCAAGAAAAGAATCCAGACGATACGGATTTTCGGTACATTCCAAAATATGTTGATTGGCTGAAAAATGATTGCGATTATTGGTTACAGATTGCGGAGAAACGAGGTGATTGCAGTTGACAGAAGCAGAGTTCGGAGTGATCGGGTGCATATTGATTGACAATGATGTGTTAAATAGCATCTGGCGAACGCTGAAACCAGAAATGTTTAGTTCGGATTTTGCGCAGGATACATACAAGGAAATGCTTGCCATGTATGACCGGAATGAAAGTATTGACCCAATGTCTTTATCAATGGCACTTGAAAACCACAAATACACGCAGGAACAGATTAGTGAATTGATGAAATCCTGTATTACCGGAACAATCACTTCAACCATGGTTAAAAGTTATGCCGATGCGGTTGCGAAAGAATACAAGGCGAGAATGGTTCGGGAAATGTACCAGAAATCCAGTTTAAAACCATGCGACATTGATGATACAATCAGCGATCTTCTTACAAGACTTGAACATTTGCAAGAGGGAAAAGAAGTAAAGCTAAAACCAATGAAGCAGATTGCAGTTGAGAATAAAGACAAATATTTCAACGAAAGTGTTGGAGAGGGTGGTATAAAAATCGGGTTATCGCAACTTGATGATGCACTTGGAGATCTTGAACGCGGTGACGTAACAGTAATTGCAGCAAGACCGGCAGTTGGAAAATCCGCACTCACAACGCAGATTATTGGGAATATGGCAAAAAAAGGACTTAAAGTCGCATATTTTAACTTGGAGATGATCGATAAACAGGTGTATGAGCGATTTATTTCAAGACTTGCGGAAATCGGCTTAACGAGAATCAGAAGGGCAAAAGCGTTTCTTGGTGATGAACAGGAAAAATTTAACCAAGCAAACGAAGAAATGAGTAAGTATCAATTATGGGTTGCGTCCGGCACTGTATCTCCGAGAGAAATAAAGTCAGAATGCAGACACCAAAGCTTTGATGTTATCGTTGTCGACTATCTGCAATTGCTTATGCCGGATAACAGGTATTCCGGAAGAAATGAAGAAGTAGCATCAATTTCAAGAGGTTTAAAATCTGTTGCAAGAGACTTGAATACACATGTAATAGCGCTTTCACAGATAACAAGAGCTTCCGAAAGCAGAGACACAAAAGAGCCTACCATGGCAGAGTTGAGGGAATCCGGAGCAATCGAACAGGATGCGTCAAACATAATTATGCTGTGGAATTTGTCAGACAATGACAAGGGAGCCAAGGGTGCAAAAATCGAAAAGAACAGACAGGGAATGACAATGCGTGAAGCAATGGAATTTGACGGAGATCACATGAAATTTGTTGAAATCGACAAACCATTTGATGATGTTGTTGCGGAAATAAAAAAGAAAGAACGTGGCGATGGATTCAAGCCATACAATGGCAATTGTCCGTTTTAGAGGTAGCAGCTATGGCAAGTGCAAAAATCGAAAAAGGTTCGGAAGAATGGCAAGTATTTATGGATTATTGGAAGTTTATCCAAGACTACTACGCGCCTGATAATGACGATGCATGGTGGCAGGAAGTGATGAAAGCCGGAGAAAAACTGATAAACAAGTACAAAGGTATGGAAATCGAGGAGCGTGCAAGACAGCTTGTATTGAGCCATTTTGCATGGTTGGAAATCACATACAGAAAGGAGAAACCAAAGAAATGAGCAATGCGTTGAGACGGAATAAAAAGCCAACATTTTACACAAAACAGGAAATGCGGATTATCGGGCAAAATGATTTTGAAAAAAGAAATGCCGATAAGGTTATCACAAAATCATACAAAGAGTTTGTCGTGATCGGCTACATTATCTTGCATGACAAATTCGGATTCGGGCAGAAACGCATTGTGCGATTGCAGGAATTATTGAAACAGTATTTAGATGCCGCGTCTGCCGACGGTTGGAATGGGAAAGATTTATCCGTAATGCTGAAACAGAAATATGAAATTGACGTTCAAGAGAAAGTGAGAAGTGTGTCGCAAAGACAGCTTATGATCTTGTACGTAAAGAAAGGATTCTGCATCGAGCGAGAAGCCTACAGACTTTCCAGCGCGTCATTGTTTAACTATTTTGCACTCACGCTTACGATTCTGAAAAAGGAATTTAAGCTGTCTGTTAAGCAGTTGCAGGAGTTTTCGGATAAGTTTGTTGATTATATTGATACGTTAGCTAATTACAAGCAGTTTCAGTTGACGGTGCCGATGATAGCACAAAGTTTGGCAGATGAGATTAAGTTTGTATGTGATTTGGAGGTTTAAATATGCTGAACGGAGAGAAATATGCGAAAGAGATTTTGGATGTTGTGTGTAGTGGTCATTGCTTCGCTAAGGTTGATGGGAAAATTACAGAATGTGGCAGAACCGATTGCGATGAATGCGATTTCGGTGACAGCTTCATTTGTATGGCGAAAGCAATGGAATGGGCGAACAGTGAATATGTTGAGCCACCTGTTGATTGGAGTAAGGTTGCAGTAGATACGCCGATTTCGGTAAAAGATTGCGAATGTGGAAACTGGAATCGGAGATATTTCGCAAAATACGAGAACGGAATGTTGTACGCATGGTCAGATGGTGCAACATCGTGGAGTGCGCCCTGTAGTGACGATATGACCAGATGGAAGATGGCAAAGCTGGCAGAAAGTGAGGAATAGACATGGAGAGATTAACAGAACGGACAGCGGTTGGAATCTTGGTAAAAGAGAATTACGAGAAATTTAAAGATTTCTTTTCAAGGGTTATTGCGGATATTGATTGCAAAGGTATGTGTAACAGATACGAGAAAGAAATTGCTGGAATGTTTTTAAAGGCATTTGATGATAGTGAAGAAAAGATTTCTTGTAACTGCAAGCACAACAGCAATTCAAGAGATAACGAGCCTTGTTGCAGATGTGATAGCAAAGTTTCAGAAAATGATGATGCAAAAAACAAAGTTACATCTCTTGAAATTATCGTAATGGTGATAGACAACAAGCCGTATTACGAAATCAAGTACAAAAAGTCGGCGAAGATTATTACCATGTAGGTTACAGTTCATTTAATATTGATAATGTATTGAAATGGCGTGATAAGTGCTTTGAACTTGTTGACGCGAAAGTGACCAATGCCGACAGGATAAGGAATATGTCGGATGAAGAAATGGCGGAACGTATTGCAAGCAATTCGAACTTTAATTGTGCTGATTATTGCGATAGTTTTTCAGGTGGGTGTGCTTTTGAATGCGGTAAGAAAGCCAAAGAAATAGCATTAAAATGGCTTCAATCAGAAGCGGAATAGAGGGATAAAAATGAATAAAGTTAGATTTGAGTTTCATCTTGCAGTAATAAAATTTTATTTTTCGATAAGGAATTTATTATATGAAAGATGTTGCGAACACATTATTAAAGCTGAGAAAATTCTAGAGGAATTAGAAAGGAGAGAGCATGGAAGATAGATATTTATTCAAGGCAAAGAGACTTGATAATGGAGAATGGGTTATCGGAAATCGTGTTGATTCGCCCAATGGTCGAGTTGCAATTAGTGAGACAAGCGGTGAGTGGGGACTTTGCGAATGTATTCCATCCACCATCTGCCGGTGCACCGGACTTAAGGATAAGAACGGCAAGCTGATCTGGGAGAATGACATTTTGATGTGTCATGGAAACTCGGAAGACCTTGTGAAAGCCGTTTTTGGAGAATTTAATGTAATCAACGCAGAAACACTGGAAGTTATTGACCGTGTTATTGGTTGGCATTATGAGGTTGTTCCAACAGATGCGCTAAGCAAGTGTGAGCCGTTCTGCTTTCCAATGCCACTTACAGAGGAATATGTAAAGACATGCGAAATGGAAGTTGTTGACAATCCGGAACTGTTGGAGGTGCAGGAATGACGGAGAATGAAGCAATTAAGACATTAAAGAAAGATAGTTGTTATGAATGCGCACAAGGCGCAGACAGCCCGTTTAGCTGTGAATATGGGGAATGCAGAGTTGCGAAAGCTACTAGAGTAGCAATCAAGGCACTTGAAGAAGTACAACAGTACCGGGAAATTGGCGCATTGGAAGAATTACAGAATATGAAAAGCGATTATTTCGAAGCATTAAGCGATTGGCGTCAATATCGCAAGATTGGGACTTTGGAAGAATGCCGGGCGGCGGCGGTTAAGCAGACGGCGAAGAAGCCTATATTTAGTCATAACCTTAGCGATACTCTTTCTGTATTCCATTGTGAATGTGGAAACACAATCAAAGTCAGTCACGATATAGGAATAATGAATAACAACAATGCGCCAAATTACTGTAGTAAGTGCGGTTGTAAATTTGATTGGAGTGATGAAGAATGATGTTTCAATCATACATAAATTTCTTTCTACTAATACTTATAGCCATTAGGTTAGATATTCTAACAAAATTTGGAGTCAATCTTTTTTGCGTTCTGTCAGTTGTAGCGATGATTGGACATGAGATTTTTGATTATTTGAAAAAAGGAGATAAAAAACGATGAGACTGATTGATGCAGATGCACTAAAAGAATATTGCATGCGTGCAAGTAAATCTGATGATGATTTTAGGAGAGTAAGTTTGGCAACATTGGCGAGCGTGATAGATGCGCAGCCGACCGCCTATGATGTGGACAAGGTTGTAGAAAAACTGGAAAAGAGAAGAATGGACGCATTAAGGCATCTTCGGGAAAATAAGGGGACAGAATTCGGATACGCATCTGAATGTGTGTATAATGCTTTGAATGAAGCAGTTGAAATCGTGAAAGGCGGTGGAGTGAATGGCAAAGAGCCGAGCTAGTAAAATGAACGGCTATCGTAGCATGGTAAGCCGTCAGAAAAATGATGTTTTTAAGTTTAAGCCTAAGAAGAAAAGGAAAGGGTGATTGTATGGCTAAAGCAGTATTGGTTATGGATATGCCAGAACAGGTATGCCAGAAATGCACATTGTGCTATGAGACAGAGAATGATGACGAATATCTGTGCTGTGCGACAGGAAAACTTTTGCCAGACGGAGAAAAGCCAGATTGGTGTCCGCTCCGGGAACTGCCGGAGAAAAAAGAACGCAGAGTTGGAGAACACGGAGAAAGAATGTTCAGAGCAGGATTTAATGCATACTTGGATGAAATTTTAAAAGAAAGAAAGGAATAACGAATCCTCGGTAAACCGAGGTTGCAACTTAAAGGTTTATGGATTTATTAAAAGTAGGTGAGAGCGAATGAGTGGTGGAAGTTGGAATTATTTGTATTGTAAAGATGTTGACGAGCTTATGAATGGTTCGTCAACAGAATTACTGCAAGATATGGCCGACAGATTGAACAGTGCAGGTTTTGAAGATGTGGCTAAAGATACACAAAGATTAGTTGAGTATATCAAGTCGGCAAGTATACGAATAGAAACACTTTTTGAAGCGCTTAGTCCTGTATTCAAAGCTGTTGAATGGTTTGATAGCGGAGATTGGGGCAAAGAAGCTCTGAATAATGAGGTGCTTAAATATCGAAAGTCTAATATTGATAGTTATGACAAAGCTGTTGATGATTTGACCTCTAACATCATTGAGCGTTTTTCCGGAATGGCTATGTCAAGCGGATTACCAACCGAGGGCGCAACTTGGGAAAATGCCATAAGACAAGTAAAGCAGATAGCAGAACAGTTGAAGGGAGCGAAGCAGAATGAAGATTTTAAGCAAGAAGGAATACAATAAACTCATTGATGATTTTGAGGAATTGCAGAAAAAGGTCGAGGAACTCAAAAGAATAAATGAAAGCCTTGGGAAAAAGTTAGAGGATAAGAAGACAAGTTACAAATTGAACAATGGTAAGGATTTCTGCTTTAAATGTGAAAACTCTTACAGATACAAAACATATTTGGGAGGGATGGAAATCGAAAAATGCGGTTGTTTGCTTGATGTGCCCTGTGAAGATTTTAAGAGAAAAGAAAGCGAGTGATTCAGAATGAGTGACAATGTAGAGATAGTAATAGCACAGGCTTTAATGATGAGAATTAAAGATTATGCAGAAAGAGCCTTGGATAAAAAAGATGTAACACTTGATATGGCTATGGTTGAAATACGCGATACGGTTGACGCTTATGACGAGTATTTTCAGACAGGCAGAAAGCCCCAGTAACTAACTAAAAATCAAAGAAAGGAATAGGTTGTGCGCACATAAAACCGAGGTTTCCTTTTGGTAGATTTAGAATGATAGTACATTGTTTATTTGAACAGTCAGGAACATTCAAGAACGCTTTCAAGAAGTATGGAATTGAAGCCTACGACTATGATATTCAGAATGAATTTAACGAAACCGACTATGTTATTGACCTTTTTAAAGAGATTGATATGGGGTATCAAGGTGAGCCGAGTTTGTTTGATAAGATAAGCCCTGATGATTTGATATTTGCATTTTTCCCTTGCACTTATTTTGAATGTCAAAGCCAATTATGGTTTTCTGGTAATAATTATTCACAAAGAAATTGGAGTTTGGAAAAGAAATGCGAAAATGCAATAAAAAGGCACGATGCATTGAATGAATTTTACGGATTACTTAATAAATTAGTCATAAATTGTATAAGGCGAAAAATAAGATTAGTTATAGAAAATCCGTATAATCAACCGCATTATCTTACATCGTATTGGTGCTTAAAACCTGACCTGGTAGACAAAGATAGAACAAAAAAATGGAGATTACTATAAAAAGCCGACACAATATTGGTTTGTGAATTTTAAGCCCAAAAACAATCTCGTATTCGAAACTATTGATTATGTAAAAACGAAAATAATAGCAAAAAGTAGGGTAAATGACGATGGACTATCAGTTAAAACGCAAAGGTCAATGATACATCCACAGTACGCAGATAGATTTATCAGACAATATATTCTTGATGAAGAAATATGGAGAAATCAATAGTTATCAATTATTATCAGATTTCCAACATTAAAAACTCAAATATCAATCAATAAAATAAGGAGAAATGGCTTATGAAATTTACAAAATTCATTAAGCCAGAACTTGAACAAATCAAAGAAAATGCCAATTTCACGGAAGAGGAAGAGAGGATTTTCTCTCTTCTCTGCCGTGGTTTTTCACAAAAGCAAATATCCACAAAAGAAAATCTATCGCTAAGAACGATAGAGTACAGAGTGAGAGATATAAAAGATAAAATAGAAAGAACGGGGGTATTTGATTGGATGAAAAAGAACTGTTGAAATATGCCGTTGATAGTGGTATTCTCGACATAGCACTTGTGCAGAAACAAGTCACTATGCAAAAGAGAGAAAAATTACTCAACAAAAACCCTTATAAAATCTATCAAGGAAAGGATGAGAACTGGTACTCATATCTGCCGGATGAAGTAAAAGGCAGGCGTAAAATCAAGGCAAAGCGCAGAGAAGCGGTCGAGCAGAAGATCGTTGATTATTGGAAAGAAAAAGAGGATGACCCTACAGTAGAAGAAATCTTCAATCGTTGGATTTCACAAAAGCTAGAACTTGAAGAGATAAGCAGAGCAACCTATGACAGATACTTAATGGACTTTCAGAGGTACTTTGATGGCATCAAGGATAAGAAAATCAAAAGTGTAGACGAATGCGACCTTGAAACTTTTATACGAAACAGCATCCATGATTTCGACATGACTTCCAAGGCATTCTCAAACTTTCGGACACTGATTTATGGAATCTTTAAGTATGCCAAGCGGAAGAAGTATGTCAAGTTTTCAATTACATACACGTTGAAAGACATGGATATATCGCCAAAAGCATTTAAGCACGTAGTTCGGCAGGCAAAAGACCAAGTATATATGCCGGATGAAAAGGAACGCATGGAGATGTACTTAAGGAATCACTTGGATATCGTAAACCTTGGATTGCTATTCATGTTTAAGACAGGAGTCCGCGTCGGAGAATTGTCGGCATTAAAGCGGAAAGATGTTGAAAACTACACGGTTGCTATCAATTCTACAGAGACTCGTTACCGTGATGATGATGGCTTTCATTATGAGGTCAAAGATTTTCCAAAATCAGAAGCCGGATTGCGATTCGCAATATTGCCTGATAAGTACAAATGGATTCTTGATGAAGTACGAAAGAGAAATCCCTTCGGGGAATATCTATTCGAGAGAGACGGAGAACGTTTGAAATCCTACAACTTTCGTGAACGTTTGCGGTATATCTGCGAACATGAACTGCGAATGAAAGTGAAATCTCCGCACAAAATCCGAAAGACATACGGAAGCATTCTTCTTGACGGAAAAGTGAAAGAGTCCACAATTCTTGATACTATGGGGCACACAGACATTAGTTGCACAAAAGATCATTATTATTTTGACCGTACCGGAATTGAGGAAAAGAGACAGGAACTTGGCTTAATTGAAGCATTATGAGTCCCTGGTACTCAAAGGTACTCAAAGAAAAATTGAAAGAATGGCTATTTTAAGACGTTTCAAGGCAATTACTCTAGGGTTCGATTCCCGTACGGACTGTTTTAAAAGTCGCATAAACACTGTGTTTGCGGCGTCTTAAAAAACTTTGGTACTCAAAATGGTACTCAAAAACTGAACACAAAAGAAAGGAGTCTGCACAAGTGCTTTAGATTCTTTTCTGAAAATGGTAGACTTGGAACGCTTTGGGCGTTCTTTTTTTATGCGGTTTTTCTGCTTATTTTTTGCGGAAGAGCCGTATTTTTTTATGCAAAAATATAAGCATAGGAGGGATGCGGAATGTTATTTACAGATGAAATTCTTGAAAAAATCTTAACAAGAGAAGATGTGTCGAAGGTTCCGCTTGTGTATCAGTCAGCTATGATTCACGCAATCAAGGAAGTATTGGAGGAAGAGAATGTATCAGATGCAAAATCAGAATATGGCATTTAACCCAAACCCAAGCTATGCCGCATATCAGTACAACCCGATGCAGAGGTTTCAACAACCAGAGCCACAGATTCCGCAGATGCAACCGCAGTTCCTTGGAATCCAAGGGAAAGTAGTGCAGTCGGAATCAGCAATCATGGCGAATGATGTACCTATGGATGGAAGCGTTGCGTTTTTCCCGATGCAGGACATGAGCGCAATCGTAGCAAAACAATGGGATGCCAATGGAACAATCAGAAAGACCGTTTACAAGCCTTTCAACGAGCAGATGGCAGATTCTTCGAGTGATGATAAAAGAATCGAAATAGGGCTATCTGATGATGCGACAAAGGCTATTACTGACAAATTAGATTGTTTGTTTGGAAAGATGGAAGAGTTGGAAGATAAGTTATCTTCGCAAGCGCAAAGAAAATCTTCACGAACACAAAAGGAGAGTGAGTCTTAATGAATCCTATGCAGATGTTACAGGGAATGAAAAACCCACAGCAGTTTTTACAACAAATGATGGGGAACAACAGCGTAATGAGCAACCCTATGGCGCGCAATGCTATGCAAATGGCACAAAAGGGAGATTCCAAAGGCATTGAGCAGATGGCTAGGAATTTGTGCAAAGAAAAGGGGATTGACGCAGATAAGGCTTTTGAGTCGTTTAAAAGCCAATTAGGAATGTGATACTAATTCTTGCAAGATTATGTATATAAAAATGAATTATGGAGGTAAATTCTATGTTTAACACAGGTAATTGTGCATCCGTTCCGCTTGTTGCGAACATTGACGGAAACGGAAATAACAACGGATGGGGCGCAGAAGGCTCATGGTTATGGTTCATTATCGTTATCTTTGCCATCTTCGGATGGGGTGGATTCGGTAACGGATTCGGAGGAAACGGAATGAATGGTGGCGTCGGAAGCGAAATCCAGCGCGGATTTGATAATCAGGCGGTTGTGTCAAAACTTGATGGCATTACAAACGGACTTTGTGACGGATTCTATGCAGTGCAAACCGGCATGAATGGCATCAACACAAACATTTTGCAGACCGGATTCGGCATTCAGCAGGCTATCAATGCTGATACAGTCGCTAACATGCAGAATACAAACGCATTACAGTCACAGCTTGCAAACTGCTGCTGCGAAACAAGAGAAGCTATCCAAGGTGTAAACTACAACATGGCAACTAACACTTGCGCGTTGCAGAACACCATGAACAGCAACACGAGAGACATTATCGACAGTCAGAACGCAGGAACACGCGCTATTCTTGATTATCTCTGCAACGAAAAAATTTCTTCCTTACAGGCAGAAAATAATGACCTTCGCAGAGCGGCTTCACAGGATCGTCAGAGTGCATTACTTACAACTCAGATGGCGGCTCAAACACAGCAGATTATCAATGCAGTAAATCCGTCTGCTATCCCGGCATATGTTGTGCCTAACCCAAATGCTTATGCATATGGATGCGGATGCAACACAGGATGTGGCTGCTAAAACTGAATAATTGAGTATCTTAATTGAGTTTAACTCAATCATGTCTGCTATGCAGTATTACTTATAACCAAAGGGCAGACTATAATGTTTGCCCTTATTTTTATGAAAGAGAGGTAAAAATAATGGAAGTAACAGGAATTGCATTACAAACCGTTGCTGCCGGAGAAGATGTGGCATTCACAGAAACAGCAGTGAACGGAACAAAATGTATCGTACACAGACAGGGAAGCGGAATTATCAAGCTAAGAGGTATCACCAATCAGTGCAAAGCTAGATTTTTGGTATCGTATTCCGGCAACATTCAGATTCCGACAGGCGGCACAGTTGGAGAGATTTCACTTGCAATCGCGGTTGATGGAGAGCCTTTACAGTCAACAAAGATGATCGTAACCCCTGCGGCAGTTGAGAATTTCTTTAATGTATCAGCACAAGCATACGTTGATGTGCCTTGCGGTTGTTGCAGTACCGTAGCCGTGCAGAATACATCTACACAGGCTATCGAGGTTCAGAACAGTAATTTGATTGCAGTAAGGGAGGCTTGATATTATGCATAAGTTTGCGAAACAGATTATGGATTGCGTGAAAGCCCATGTTGACGGAATTGGAATCGAGAATTTTGAGGGTCAAAACCTTGATGATCTTAGGGATTGGACGGAGATTGCAAAGAACATCGTATGCTTTGACAAGGACTATAACATTGTTGAAGCCATGAAAAAGTCTGAAGATGAAGAAATCATGCGCATGGTGGAAGAATTTGGGGATTATCCGGGAAGAAGATACTACAATGAGTACCGGTACTCAAACGGAAGATTTGCACCGAAAGGGCGTGGAACGCGCAGAGGATATGTAGAACCACCATATTATCACCAGATGCCGGAAGATTACCGAGAGTGGGAGAATATGTCGGACGCAGAGCGAATGAGAGACCTTGACCGAATGAGTATTGGGAAGATGTATTATTCAGAGCCTATGAGCGGAAATAACGGCATGAGTACCGGTACTCACGATGCAAGAGAGGGCAGAGCCGGTATGAGCCGGAGAAGCTACATGGAAACAAAGGAAATGCATAACGGAAATTCACCGGAAGATAAGGACGCAAAGATGAAAGAACTTGAAAAGTACATGAAATCTCTTTCGGAAGATGTGACCGAACTGTTTTCCGGTATGTCCCCAGAAGAGAAACAGTTGACCAAGACAAAGCTGACTACGCTTGTCACGAAAATGTAATAGAGAGGGCATTTTGCCCTCTTTGTTTGCGAGGTGGTAAATTGTTCACGATAAACAATAAAATGTGGAATTTGGTCAAAGTATCGCGTTACAGCGATATGCTACAGAGAAGTGACGGAAGCAGAACGGTAGGCATGACCGACAGGGACACGAAAACGATATATCTTGCGGATGATTTACGCGGGAAATTCCTTGACCGTGTGTTATGTCACGAATTATGTCACGCGTTCTGTCTTTCGTATAATGTATACATGGATATTGATACCGAGGAAATTGTAGCAGACTTCTTGACTACATACGGAAGAGAAGTATTTGAAATAGCAGACAGACTATTGATTGAACTTATGGAGGTTGTTGCATAATGGATAAAATTTCAGAACTCTTACAGTACGTGCACCGGACGAATCCGGAAATGACTAGGGAAAGGCTGATAGAAGAGTTGAGCAAAAGTGATTATGCTGCGCGGTCTTTGATTTTTACGAAAGAAAACATCGTTGCGCTAGGGCAAAAATAAATCCGGCGGTTTGAATCGCCGCCGGAATTGTGTCAGACTTTCGGAATGTAAGAACCTTTCATTATTTCTATAGCGAGTTTCGCGCCTTCCGTCATATAAAAATCATTATTCTTTGCACAGCAACTAAAAAGCAGTTCCTCAAACTCTGAATATAAATTTTCACTTAATAACCCTTTTAGTTTCTCTGTTAAGGGAGAAAAGTATTCAACAAAAGCATTTCCGGTTTCATTGTCAAGCTGACTTGAACATACAATTTTGATAAATTCATCCATTTTAGTAGTCTCCTTCTTCTGTTAATAAATAGTTGATATATCCTGTCGCAAGTCTGGCAAGGCTTTTACTGCCATCCAACAAATCCAATTTGTACTCTGGTCTATAGCCAAACCTCTGCACATAGAACTTTTCTTCAAGTTCTAAGTCGTAAATGTCAGATAGCTCCACGAGAATCTTGTGATATAAAAATTTTCTCGTCCACCCAAACTGTTCCATGATAATTTTTAATTTCCAATTATTTTTTCTGAACCACGCTCCGCGTGATGCGTCCAATTGCTGTTTTGAAATGTAACAATCTGCAAATAGGTCATCATTTTTCGGCAATGCCGCCTGTGGTTTCTTTATGGCTTTCTCCATATCGTTAAAGCGTTTCACGTATCGGGCAGTAAATACGATGCCTTTTTCTCCGTTGAATTTGTTCGCAAGAAAATCACATCCTAACTTGGTTACTTTGTAGCACTTGTTTTCTTTTCCGGATTCATCTTTATAGGTAGACGGAATGAAATAATCACTCGCACCTAAATTGTGGTGAGTCAAAATTTCAATGATTCCTGCAGTATGTTTTCCCCTTACATCCTGTCCTTCCAATTTTCTTAAAACTCTGTCGTGACGCATTTCCATCATTTCTGCAATCTCTAAAGTAGTGATGGTTTGTTCTATTTGTGCCATATTTGTGCCCCTTTCTGTAACTTATCAATTACTGTTGTAACTCTTTAATTACATTATACGGTTTATTTTGTGATTGTCAAGTATTGTTTGTAATTAAATAATTGAATAATAAATTTATTTATGATATTATTGAAACACGTCAAGAGAGAGGAGGCGGTACATTGTTTGCAAAAATCGTAAAACATACGCTTATTGAAAAGGAATTAAGAGTGACCGATCTAGCAAGACTTATTGACACCAGCTCGCAAAATCTTTCGCAAAAAATGAAACGTGACAACTTTTCAGAAAAGGAAATGCGGCAGATTACAGATGCATTGGGGCTTGATTTAGAAATTGTAATGAAAGAGAAGAAATAAGAAAACCCGCCTAACTGGCGGGTTTTTGATGAAAGAAAATTTTTCCCGCGCCCCAAAAAATATTTCGTAATTTTTTTGTACCCCCCTGGGGTAGCGTTTTAGGGTCGAGATTCCATTTTCACGGTTTTCCAAAAACGTGTAACAAACGTGCAATTATCTGCGGCATTCCGCAAATAACACAAATACACTATATGTTATGCCATATATAGATAATGCACCGATGATATTTGATAATATCACAGATCACAGGCAAACGCCAGAAGACGCTTGCCCGGCTGTAGTTATAGTCTAGCATAGACCGCATTTTACCACTTGTCAAGATAGTTTTTCCCATCGTACCGGCTGTAAGTGTGTGTTATGCGTTCCGGCTTTTGCGTGATCTGTAACCAATCTCCGCCACGTTGGGCGGTTATTTTGATTTTTGCAGACTCCACCCATTCCATGCCTTCAAACTTCGAGTAGCCGCACGTTTTGCCGGATATTTCCAGATAGCCAAGGGCAGACACCCGGCGCATGATTTCCCTTTTTCCGATATATTCATATTTTCCCATCTTTCACACCTCCTCATGTTGTGTTTATTTGTCAATTTGCACATTGGAACGGATTTCCACGTGGTCCGTACTCCCGGAATCGAACCGGAACGAATGCACCAAGCACGCGAAAAATGGCGCGTATTACGCCGTTTACGTTTCGTTATTGCAGAAATTCCGCCCCTAGGTCATGAACCTGCGCCACCAGCAGTGGGGAAGCGGGAGAGCACTAATATTTTTCTGGGTTTGTAACTCTGTCAAAACCAAAGAAAAACTTTGCATTGCTTGCGCCGTTTGCGTGTTTTGCGGCTTTTTCCGTTATATCGCAATAGCCTATAACTTTGTGATTTCTCCAAATCGCATATTTTTTTGTTGGTTCGTTGTCGTTTATAATTACAAACTGGATGTTTTCAAAGAATAATGTTGTTCCGTATCCGGGAAGAAAAGCGCATTTTATTTTCTTGTCGAAAATAGCAGTGCTTTTATAATCTTCACATATCTTGTCATATTCTGATTTTTTGATGATGTGAAATTCTTTAAAAATTTCATCATTTAATTTAATTGTTTTCATATCAAAACCGCCTTTCCATGTGTTTTCTGTCCTCTTATGAGGTAAAGCCGGGGAATCGAACCCCGGAAAAGCCAACCTTGCCTAATTTATAGAATTGTGCGAACCTCATTATTATCATCATCAAGTTCTATCAGATTAAATAAATCGTGTTTTTCTCCTAATTCAAAATACTGATTTATGGCGTCTTCTTCGTTATCTGCCAAAATCATTTCAAAATTATCATCCTCAATTTCTGCTCTGTACCATTTCATAAAATCAACCATCCTTCCTTTATTCAAAAATGAACCCGTAGCCGCTAGTCTGTGCGGCTCTCTGAAATTCTTCTTTTCCGTACTTTTGATACATCTTTTCAAGGTTCGCGGAAATGTCAAACCCTGCAAGTTTTAACTCAAACAGTATTTGTATTTTGTCGTCCATGTTTTCCCTTTCTGGTCTGCCATCATCAGAGCCGGGCGACCATCCCACGGCTGACGCTCCAGATCGGAGCGTTTCGGCTAATTAAGGCTATTTAATTCAATGCATTTTCTATTACAATCCTCGATTGATCCGGTAAATACGATTTTGCCGTTTCCGTTGATTTTTTCGACAACGCAAAAACCAAAATAATCGTTGTAAGTGATGTAATATTCTTCCATGTTCTATACCTCCTCAATATATATTCTTTCTTCTGATCCGGTTTCTTCATCCTCATAGATTCCGTTGAAATCATCAAACCATCTTTCGGCTGCGTTGTGGTTGTATGTCTCTCCGCCAAGAAGAATTCGTCCGGTTTCCGTTACAAGTCTGTATTTCTTTTCCATGTTGTTTCCTCTCTTTCTGTGCTTCATTTGATACTTGTATCATATCACTAATCTTAGTGACAGTCAATAGTAAATATCACTTTTTTTAGAAATATTTCTCTTGACTTTTCCCGATAGGAAAAGTATGATTGATTTAAGAAAAACTATATAGAAAGGAAGATGCACAATGCTAAAATACAGATTTGATGTAGGGGACGCACTGGAGCGCATCGGCTTTAACTCCTACATGGCTAAAACAAGCGGATTGTTGAGCCAAGAAACGCTCAAAAAAATAAAACGCGAGGACACAAATATAAATGCGAAAAGCATAAATAATCTTTGCTTACTTTTGGACATGCAACCCAAAGACATCTTTATATATGTAGAGAGTCCGGAAGATTTGGAGCTAAAAAAGAAATTGCAAAAAAAATAAAATATCACTTGCAAAAGTGATATATATATGCTATAGTATAGTCAGATCAAGAAAACAGCACAGCGTCGAAAGGAGAATGGAATATGAGTTTAAAAGAGTGGGCAGAGGAGAATGGGCTGTCTGATGTATACAGCCAGTACAAACAGGAGTGCGAAGATATCGCGGAGCAGTGCGAGGCTGAAGGATATCCGGGAAACGGAGAGAATTACGAACTCCGTGTTGAAAATTTAAGAAAAGATTACCCGGAATTATTCGGGGAAGAAGATTAGAAAGGGGAACGGAATATGATTAAATGGAAGGCTACAAGCGTGAATGGACTTGTAAAATACGAACAGGAATCAGAAAACTTCAAGGAGCTTTTTGATGCGTTGGACGGAAGAGGAATAATTAGCGATCCAGATTTTCCGCTTTATGATACGGCACTCTTGGAAAAATACGGGAAATCATTTGATGATGCCGATTTCAAAGATGAGAGCGGCGAACTTGATTATGGGAAAGTGGATGATTTTCTGGATGGAAAAGAGTTATCCGACAAGGAGTTATACGAATTAATATGCTCCCGGAATGGGGAAGCATATTATCAAAAATTTATGAGAGAAACCGAAAACGGCATCGTTGAAATCGGGGAATCAGATTTTGATAAAACCGGCAAATACAAATATTAAAAATGCCGGTGGATAATCCACCGGCAACAGTCACGTAAATTTGAATAGGTACTAAACCTAATCTTCAAAAACTTACGTGATTAAGAATAACATGTAATAATTCAAAAGTCAAGAAAATATTTTGACAACATTTATATTAACCATACAAGAAAGGGGAACAATATGAAGATCAAAGGAATAGGGGTAGTAAAGAAACAGGATGCAATGAGCATCTTAACCAGAGAGGGAAAGAAAGCTGTAAAAACCGGATTGATTACAACTGAAGAACTTGGTCAGATGTACAAGCTGGATCAGGTCGAAAAAGCATCAAAGATTGGAAGGTATGGCGAAACTTTCCGACAGTCTTACAAATGGGTTCCGGACGATCTGAAAGAAGAACTTACACCGGAACAGCTTGGAAAGCTCGTAGATGCATTTTACGAGTGCTACGGAGCAGGAAAGAACGCATAAGAAAGAGAGGAAACATATATGATTATCAAAGATTGTGAAATGACAAAAAATGAATTAGACAGGGCTATTAACAAGGTGCTTTTTGGCGCACACGGCAACTGGAAAGGATGGAAGCAATTAATTTTGCTTTCTCAGTGTGGAAAAATGGAGTTAAAAGTTGCGTCGATGGATTATTGGCAAGGGGATTATGACAAGGTTTGCGATTTGACTTTAGACATAGATCCGGAAAGGTCATACATTTTTACGATAAATGGCGAAGAAGTGACCAGATCAAAGGTTATGGAAAAAGCGTGGGAAATATACAGCAATGAAAGTTCTTACTGTAGAACCCATTTATAAAAATAGGGGTTGCATAAATACAACCCCCTGCGGCGTGAATATCTCATAAATAGAGTATTTCAATACATCGTATGTTACGGTTTATCTTTTGAAATATTCTACAAATCAAATATTTCAATACATCTCATGTTACGGTTTAAGTGCGCCGCAAAAGTATAATAGCACAGTTGGATTGTGGAGTCAACAAGAGCATATGGGAGGAAATACCATGAAAAAATACACGGAATACACAAGAAAAGAGATAAACGAGATCACCAAACGCGGTGGAGACGATTTAAAAAAGCTTAATCAAATGACAGCCGATTATCTGGATAGCTTAGATTTGAGCGAGAGAGCAAGAGAAATAATATGCGAAACGGATTTTAATTGTATGGCCATTTGCTACGGAGGAATGTTTACCGCAGAAGAAGTTGAGGAATGCATAAACGACGAATACGGCGAAGAGGATTAAAACGATAGCATACAGACTATAATTTATTATCAGATCAGACAGAGCGCAATTAAATATTTTCAAACAAGGGCAGCTTTTCCGGCTGCCTTTTCTTTTTACCATGTCCAAAAAATCAACAACGCGTCCGGGCATATCTTACAAAATCTCCAAAAAACCGTAAACAAACTGTAAAACTTTTCTTAAATTTTTATAAACAAGGATAGTTGTATTAGGTTCTTGACAAGTCCAAAAATGATAGAATAGTATCAGTTTTTACAAAAAATCGTCTGACATAACACGACACAATCGTCTGACGTCGCTTTTTCAGAACTATGTTCTCTTTCTCTCTCTTTTTCTTAATCTTTTAAATAATAATAATATACTGCATCTAAAGCCTATAGTTTTATAGTAAGTGTATATCCGCACACACGCGCGGCGTAAGTATATAATACCACCTTAAAAAATTGGGGGTTGACTTTAAACCCGGAAATAGTGTATACCAAAAGCAGAGAGAAACAGAATTGGAGGTGTGAAATATATGCAGGGTATAGAGAGTGTAGATCTTGCAAGCCTTATAGTGGATCTAGGTACAGTACAGATATATACATCAACTGTACAAGATTTAATAAACAACGCTTGTATAGAATTTCACATCGAAGATCTGCTGAAAGCTGGACAGAGACAATGGAAAGCTGTAATGCAGTATGTTGGAATGCATTTATTCCCGGATACATCGGTATTAAAAGACAAGAGCTTGAAACCTCTTGGTAATGCAACTATACCGACTAACTGCAACAGATACGATAGAGAGGTATTATATAAACTCTGTGATTATTATATATATATATCCAATGTGTATAGCAAGTTGGTAAGTACAGTGGCATTTAGTTATTTTTGTAATATACCCACTACAACATTTGACCTATGGAAAGACGAGGAATCAAGTTCGGTGGCTTTTAAGATTTGGCAAAAATTGCAACGATCTCGTAAGGATTGCATCCTTGATCGGGCATATGACTCCAATAGCCCGGTGGGCACCATGTTCGTGGGAAACAACGAATTCGGCATGAATCAGCCCGGAATTGGCGATAATGCCACGCAACGCAAGGCAATCACAGCGCAGGAGCTGCCAAGATTGGACGGGAAAAAGAGCCAAGAATTGCACGTAATTGACACACAATTTACGGATGCAACAGCAAATAATACGGTGTAAATTGTGTGTGGTTATTCTACAATTCACAAATGCAGTAATATCAATGGTTGTAGCGTTTCAACTATTCGCCAACTATTCGGAAAAGTTAGGTTTTGCGAATAGTTGCAAGGGTATGACATGAATTGTATTAAAACAATTTGATTTTCACACAATGACAACAAAACGAAACGGAAAATATTTTAGATTTCCATGTTTGCAGAAAAAGGATGGGGAGGGGGTCTGGCAGAAAGACCACCGGGCGGCTACTAAGTCCCTCAAATTCCTCAAAAAATAAAAAGTCGCTTACAGCACCCATTGACTTTCACCGTAAATAGGCTATAATAAATTTATAACAATTCACTTTCACGTTGCGAATCGCAACTACATTTCCAAAAATTTTTTAAAAACAAAAAGAGTGTTTCGGACAGGAGAATGATATATGACAGGAAATGAGTATCAGAAATTAGCTATGAGGACTTGCAATATTCCGTATGACCGTAAAAAAGACATGCTTAGGCACGCCGTATTTGGGCTGGCATCCGAAGCTGGAGAGGTATCCGGAATTTTGCAGAAAGAGTACCAGGGGCATGAGATCGACGATCAGCACATAAAGAAAGAGCTTGGGGATTGCCTGTGGATGATTGCAGAAGCATGCACTGCGTTTGGATTTAAAATGGATGATGTTATGCAGACAAACATTGACAAGCTAAAGGCAAGATTTCCAGATGGTTTTGATGTTGAAAAGGATTTACACCGCAAGGCTGGTGATGTGTAATGACAGAATGTAAAGAATGTTGCGGCACCTGTAAATATGGCTTATGTGTCAAGACAAACGGTTATGTTTGTTCAAACGGCGAAAGCGATTATGCCGCTGATTTCGTTGAATACGACCATTCATGCGATTTTTGGGAACAGAAACAGGGAAAACTGAAATGAATGAAACATTGATGAAAACCGAGTATTCCACAGCTTTTGATGAAAAGCGCAAAGGTCTGATTGAACAGTCGTATTACAAATACGGACCGGCAAGAATGAATTTTGCAAACGGGAATGTGGATGCAATCGAAAGTTTGAAAATGAATCTTGCCAAGTTTGAAGAGACCGGGAATCTTGAATATCTGTGTGACGTTGCGAATTATGCTATGTTCCGGTTCATGTTTCCGCAACAGGGAGAATATTTCAAACATACGGACTCTGATTCATCTGCCGGGATCTTCGGTATGAGCGTAAATGAAATGGAACGATTCAAACAGGAACACAGCTTTGAAGATGGGGGATATTGATATGATTTTAAATATAATCGCTACGGCGATAGATGCCATTACGATACTTAGCCTTATGATGCAACAAGTAAAGCAGACAGACAATTCAAACGCAATGGGGTATTTGCTTTCATATGCGATCTTTGCAATGAATGTTATGACCATTTGGAGATAACAACATGACAATTTATGATCCAATATTTGGTATTTACTTTCTGCCGCCAATTTTGAGTGCGGTCGAAAGAATACATATAACAAAATCAAAGGAACCGGACAGCACCGGAGATTTACTCAATCTGGATAGTGACGCCGAGCACCAGAGCGAGAAATCGGAGCATCCGGTATAGCTTAAGTCCGCAAGCGATAGTTCCTGGTGAATAATTGATCTATCGGCGTTAGGCTTTGAATTATGTTTGCGGACGGAACAACATTGGGCTATTGCCAAGTGGTAAGGCACAGGATTTTGATTCCTGCATTCCGGGTTCGAATCCCGGTAGCCTAATTGGTTACATGCTGACGTTTTATGTAACCACGTATGTTTTCCATACGTACTTGAACCCTTGATTGAGTAATTCAAGCATTTGGGTTCCTCCTTTCGCCACTAGGACGATTCTGTTAAGGACGGTGAGAGACCGTCCGGTGGTATTCTATCATGCATCTATCCCACGGTGCCAGAATCATAAAGCAGTGTTAGTCCTGCTTTAACAACGATACGGCAAGCCCGGCACACGCGAGTAAATAGGGCGTAGGTGGTGGCGGAATAGGTAGACGCTAATCAGGTGTACGAGACTTCGCTCGGTGAGACTGCGTAACGATATATGCAAGCGAGATAGCGTGAATTGTCTCCCTTAAATGGTTGCAAAAGCAATGTTACCCATTATGCCAATGGATACGGAAATGTTTGAAAGGCAATCCCATAGACTTGCACGAAGGGTAAAACGAGGCGTCGGCACACGCCTATTGTACACTATGTGAGGTGCAAATCCTCACCCACCCAATCGGTCAAATTATGCTGTCTGTTTGTAGGTGGTCTATGTTTTGACTGAAATACGATGCTTGTCTATTGCTCTGTGATAATTTAATGCGGAGTAGAACCCGGGAAATAGACCTGCATGGTAACATTTAGCTTCCGGTGAAAAGCTGAAACCGGATAGTGCAACGCACGGCACGAAAAACATTATTGCTAACCGTCTGATGGCGGTTCTGGGGAAGCGGCAACGATTGGCGGTGTTGCGGCTGACTGTAAATCAGTTCCTAAGTGGTAAACATTGTAGGTTCAATTCCTATCTTCCCCATGCGTTGTAAAATATTGTTTATGTGACAAGGCTGACGAGTTTTGGTGTAATGAATGATATTTTTCTTGTGATGGAAGCGTTGTCGACTTAAAAAAGCGCGGAAACAGGACAATGAGAGTTCGTTGACGATATGTAGAAAATTTGGCAGTGTTCCCATAATGGAATTGGAGCCGGTTGCTATCCGGTCGGGCAATTATTCGCCTTGTAGGTTCGAATCCTACACACTGCGCTTGCGGAATATTTATATCAAACAAAAGACACGGAATCTCACGAGGATTCCGATTTTTGCTATGATTGGGGGGCATAAGAATGTGTGATTTTTGCAAAAACATAGGAATTGGAATACCGGATTGGGATTTCCTCACTCCGGATAAAAGCGGAAGAACCCCGTCCGGAGTCGAAATAGAAATTCGGGAAATTGTAGACAAATGTGCACTTGTTTTTACGAATAGTGCCGGAGAATACGGCGCAGGAGTGGTAAATATTGCGTTTTGCCCTATGTGCGGTAGAAAGCTGGTGTAATATGTGTGAATTTTGTCGGAATAAAAAGAAAATCATTGATGGTAAAGGAAATTTAGTCATTTTTGGAGCTGAAAATAACATGATTTTCGACAATAGCGATGGAAAAGAGGTTGCAGGAGCCGTAAAAATTAATTTTTGCCCTATCTGTGGTAGAAAGTTGGTGTAGTGATGGCAGAACCTTTAAGTAAATTAGCGGAAAAATGTAAAAGTTGCCCAAAATCTGAAAAATGTGACCATAAAAGAATGGAGTTATGCGCTTTAGCGGATTTGCCACCGCAAAATCTTGCAAGTGCTACACAAGGCATTTTGATAGATGCAGCAATGCCGGTTTTGAGAGAAAAAATAAAAAGCCCTTTAAGTCCATTTGGGTACAAAGACGAATTAGAAAAAGCACTAAATGATTTGCATTTTGGAAATATGTTTATGAGTGGTGTTTAGAAAGCTGGTGGAAGAATGAAACATCAAAAAGAATGGCACACTTGCGACAGGTGCGGCACAGAAATAGAAAAGCCTAAAATATGGTACGACCGAATGTTCCCTTATCTAAGAACCGTAAATTTAAAAAGACCTATGCGTTTCAGAGAAATATTTGCAGAAATTGAACAAGGGAGAATAGAACCGGTTATAAGTAGAGACGGTATAGACAGTATTATATTGGACGAATACTATTGCACAAAGACAAAGCAAATTGACTTATGCCCTAAGTGCAGGAAAGATTTTGAGAGGTTTATGAGGAATGAGAAGAATTAGAGAAACATTACATTGTCTGCGCTTAGATAGCAGAATAAGGCACAATATAAGATATGCACAAAGACAATGGTTCTTTTCGTACTTTAAGCACTTTAGAAAAGATTTAAACATGCCATTACCCAATAGCATCAAGCAAGCAAGAGGAATATCGAAAACTATTTTAGAAAGAGGGTATATGCAAGACCTTGTACATGATTCTGTAATGCGTATTAGATATTCGAGGAGATGCAATACTCGTGTGTGCAGGGCTGCTAGGAATGATTAGTGAGGTATGAGAAATGTTTGTTAATATGGGAACCCAAACCTATGAAATGAGCCGCAAGCAGGCAAAGGCTATCCTTGGAACGGCTAAGAAACTTGCAAATTGCAACATATATGGCATTGAAAAAGGCAATGTGGTGATTATGCTGAATGAAAAGCATGAGGACGATATGAGCCTTAAAAAAGCCGTAGAGGAGTATAAAAAGAAAGGGTTCAAGGTGCATTGGAAATGAAAATAATCAAAGAAGGCAGCCTTAGGTACGAAAGAAAACCTTTAAAGTTTGAGTGTAAGAATTGCAAAACCGTTTTTGAAGCGGAAAAGACTGAATATGAATATTGTGGAGATCAAAGGGAAGGCGATAACTACAAGTGTGAATGCCCATTGTGCCACAAAATGGTATATTACAATTAAAAGACAACCGGCTGACAGATAGAGTTAGTCGCTACCCTAAAACAGTTATAGGCAGAGGTCAAGGCACTTCTGCTTTTGCGGAGGTGCTTTTTATTTGGCTTCAAAGCAGTTAATCAATGCAGTAAATGGATATGAAAATTACATAGAGAGAAAAGGCGTTGATGAACAGGTAATAGATGCCCTTTTGAAAGCGTGCAATGTGGCTATTCGGACAGAAAAAGATGTTGACTACGGATTGACTATAACCGAAAGAACAAAGGCTTTAATCAACGAATATACGCAGAAAAATGCGGGCGGTAGCATATGGGAACTTGAACGATATGCGCAGGATCACGACATTAAAGGCGGATACAAACTTGTGGATCAGTTCTATGAAGTCTTGCGATTAGAGAGCTTTTATCGTTTCGAAAGCTTCATCTACTTTATGGAGCGCAAAAGGAATTGGAGTAAACGGTTTTATTATCCACGCCGCAAGACGCTGAATATAGTCGCCCAGGATCTTGAAGATTTGGAAAATCGGAAGATTAAATTTTACGGATTGTCAATGCCATCGCGTGTCGGTAAGTCTACTATCTGTATTTTCTTTCTTGCGTGGGTAGCTTTGCGCAGACCAAACAGCCATAGTGCTATGGGTGGTCACTCTGGTATTTTGGCAAAAGGATTTTACAAAGAACTGATGAATCTTTTTACCACGGAAGAATATACCTTTGCTGAACTTTTTGCTTATTGGCATCCGGAATACGCAAACGCAGCACTTCCAACGGACAAAAGTGCTGATGAATTTACAATTACGCTTGGAGATCCGGACAGATTCGCAACCGTAACGTGCCGTGGTATTGATGGAACATGGACAGGAGCGGTCGATGTTTCAAAAGATGGATATTTGTATGTCGATGACTTGGTGCGTGATCGAGAACATTCATTAAGTCCTACTCGAATGGAAAACACATACCAAGAGTACCTAAACAAGATGGTTGACCGTAAGAATGATGGTGCAAGGGAATTGATGGTTGGTACCCTTTGGAATGTTTTAGACCCATTGGAACGCATGAGAAAACAATATGAGCATGATCCACAATACCGATTTCGTAAGATTCCGGCACTTAATGAAAATGACGAAAGCAATTTTGCGTATGAAATCAACGGATTTTCCACGGAATACTATCGGGATATGCGAGATAAGCTTGATAATGCCGAATGGATGGCTAAGTTTATGCAACAACCATATGTCCGCGAGGGATTGCTTTATACGGATTTGAGACTATTTAACGGAATACTTCCGGATGGAGATTTCCGGCGCATTGGAGTTGTGGATGTTGCTTGGGGCGGCGGCGATAGCTTGTCAATGCCGATTGGAGCAGAATATGAAAACGGTGATGTTTATATTTACGATTGGGTATTCAACAAAGGTCCAAAAGAGGTAACAATCCCTCTTGTTGTTGGACGAATTATCGGGAATGAGATTCGGCAGACAAGATTTGAGGGAAATACAGGAGGAGATTTGTATTGCCAATATGTAGATGAAAAGTTACAGGAACAGGACTATAAATGTTCATGCACAAGCAGAAAAGCCCCAAACAAGGTTGAAAAGTTATCAAAGATAATAGCATATTCTGGGGATATTAAGAGAAAATTCATATTTCTTGATACGCACCGCCCGACACAGGAACAAATGAAGAAAGATTCAGATCTTGGAGTAACAAGGTATTACAGAAACGACGAATATCAAGCAGCTATGGATGAACTTTCTATGTTTGTAAGTATTGGCGGTAATGAACATGACGATGCGGCAGACGGTTTAACCCAGCTTGAAATGTTTATAGAGAACCCAAACAATACCGCAAAGGTAGAAGCGGCAGTAAACCCATTTAGGAGGTATTAGGATATGACAACAGACAAATATCTTTCACAGATAAGCAGAATTGACCATGCGATTGCAAATAAGCTGGAAGAAATCAAAAGGCTATCCGATATGGCAACTTCTATATCTATATCTCCGAAAGAGGTGGATGTGCAATCATCTGGCAATCCCGACAAAATGGGCAGCGCGGTATCAAAGATTGTTGATTTGCAGAATGAGGTTCAGGCACTTGTAGATGAATTGGTTGATAAAAGACGGATCATCATATCGCAAATTGACAGTATGGATAATACAGATGTATATATCGTGCTTTCATCACACTATGTCAATGGAAAAGATTGGAACTTGATTTCCGTTGAGATGAAATATTCCTACAGAAACATTATGAAACTTAGGAAAAGAGCATTGCAGGAGTTTGAAAGACGTTATGGACAACTTTATTCTGAAAAGAGTGCATAAAAGTACACAATAGTTCACACTCTTTCACAACATTTCCTAAAACTTGCATGATATACTAAAAGAGTAGAAAAACAAATTTCTACAACCCCCAAAGTATATAACCCGTAAAAGGCACTGTCAGAAATGGCGGTGTTTTTTATTTACAAGAAAGAGGTTGCTATGAAAAAAGTAACTATATATTGCCCGGATTGCGGAAGAATTGCCGGACATTACGATGAAAGATCTACGATAGATCATCCGTGCAAATGTAAAAAATGCAATCATATTGTGATTTATCGCGTGGCAACAGGCAAAGTTGAAACAAAGCCAATACCGAAACGCGCTTGCAGTAGTGGAGTTTTATTTATATGAAGAATACACAGTATTTCCATGACCTTGTAAAAGGCAGATACGGAAGAAAAATTGCATATTCTAACGTAGAACAGATTACGGCAGACAATATCGTAAATGTTGTCGGAAACTGCATTGGTGCATTTTATTTCAACAAGACGATCATTCGTTATCTGTGGAACTACTACAAGGGCGATCAGCCTGTATTGTACCGAACAAAGATACAGAATGCGGATATAACCAATAAGGTATCTGAAAACCATGCCTATGAGATTGTTCAATTCAAGGTCGGTCAGACTTACGGTGAGCCAATTCAGCTTATCAGCAGGAAAGACGATGATCGGATAAACAATGCGGTTGATGAATTTAACGATTATCTGACCGATGCTAATAAGCAGGAAAAGGATATTAAGGCAGGAGAGTGGCAATCAGCAACCGGAACGTCATTTAAGGCGGTGCAGATTACAAAAAATGGAGATATACCATTTAGAATTGTTGCACCGACACCAATGAATACTTTTGTTATCTACAGTCGTTCCACAGAAGAGCCACTTTTAGCAATCCAAGAGCTTAAAGATGCCGATGGACAGATGTATAAACTATGCTACACGGACTCTTACGAATGCAAGATTGTGAACGGAGAGGTTCGAGATTGGAAACTACATGGTTTTGGTGGAATCCCGATTGTCGAGTTTCCGAACAACCATGAGCGCATTTCTGATATTGAGCTTGTGATCGGACTATTGGATGCAATCAATACAATGCAGTCAAACCGAATGGACGGAGTTGAGCAATTTGTTCAGTTTTGGGTAAAATTCGTAAATTGCGAGGTTGATGAAGAAACATTTAAAAAAATGAAAATGAATCACGCTCTTACAGTTAAGTCTATCAACAAAGATAATAAATCAGATGTTGACATTATGACGCAAGAGTTGAATCAGACAGAGTGCCAGGTTGCAAAGGATGATTTGTGGGATAATGCACAGTCCATTCTTGCCATACCAAATAAGAACAACAATAATTCCGGTGGAGATACACAGGGAGCGGTTGAGCTTAGAAACGGATGGGACTTCTCAAAGTCGAGAGCAAAACTGAAAGACCCAATTGTAAAGTCGGCTGAAAAAAGACTTGCGAAAGTTGTTCTGAATGTGATTCGCATACAAGATCACGATTTGGGACTGAGTTTGCGCGACTTTGATGTTCAGATTAACCACAGCCCACAAGACAATATGTATACCAAGTCGCAGACACTATATCAGCTTTTACAAGCCGGTATTCATCCGCTTGTGGCAATTAAATCTGTCGGACTTTGGGGAGATGCGGAAAAGACATTCCTGTTGTCAAAGCCATACTTGGATAATCTGTGGAAAACGATTGATGATGTAGAAGCACAGGAACAAAAAGCACAAGAATTGATAAATAAAATGAATACAGATGGCACAGAGAGCCAGACAAACAAAGATAAGACAGTCACCGAGTAATCGGCGGCTGTTTTTATTTTATAAAAATTCGCAAAGTTGTGAGCGTAAAAATCAACAATGTCGTTCGGTGTCGTTGCACCGTATAAAAATTCGTATGACATATCGGAGGTAATGAATGAAGAGAGAAGATCTGATTGCTATGGGATTAAGCGAGGAAAACGCAGACAAGATCATGGCAGATTACGGAAGTTCCGTACAGAGAGCCAAAGCAAAGGTTGACGAGTACAAGACAAAGGCTGACAAAGCTGAAGAGTTGCAGAAGCAGCTCGATGATATCGAACAGGGAAAGCTCACGGAAGTAGAGCAGGCAAATAAGAACCTCGAAAAAGCCAATGCGAGAATCGCGGAACTTGAAAAAGCGCAGGCAATAGCCACGCAGAGAGCCGATGCCGCATCTAAATTTAATGTTACCGCAGAGCAGGCAGCGCAAATTGTAAAAGACGATGGCAGCTTTGATTATGACGTTCTTGGAAAGATTATCTCTGAAAAAGAGACCGCCGCAGCACAAGCCAAGGAGCAGGAGATTGCAAAAGGCAGTACGAATCCGGGAGGTGGCACGGCTGGCGGCGATAAAGCCGGTACAGATAATAAGACAAATGCTGAAAAGATAGCAGAAAGCCTTATATCTAACGCACCTAAGAACAATGACGTTTTATCACATTACATTCAGCAATAACAGGAGGTAAGAAATGGCAAAGGAAATGAATATGCAGTATGAAAAGACTTTATACGCAGGAGATGTTCAGATTTTAAAGAGAGAGCCTAATGAAGCAATCCCATTAACACTTGATTTTGATGGCGTGACAACTAAAAACGCACAGGGCAAGAAGATTGTCAAAGCAGGTACTCCAATCGGAGCAAATGGCAAGGCTGACAATACGGCTACGGTAGTGGGTATTTTGAGATTTGATGTAACAGAGGACAGGCCACAAGGAGTGCTGCTTAAGAAAGCATATCTTAACACGAAAGTAGCAGAAGCGCATTCCGGCGTTACATATGACGCAGAAGTTAAGACAGCTCTTCCAATGATTGTATTTGAATAATAACAGGAGGTAAATAGATGTTAATTAATGAAGTATTAGACAGTAAGTCTATCGCATTATCGGCAACAGAAAACGCTAGTAATCAGATACCTTATCTTGGTTTACAGTGGTTTCCAGAAAGAAAGAAGCAGGGACTTGATTTAAGTTGGATTAAGACACACAAGGGTTTGCCGGTTTCACTTGCGCCATCTAATTTTGACACAATCCCAACTCTTAGAGCTAGAGGCGGATTAAGTAAGGAAAAAACACAGATGGCATTTTTCCGCGAGGGAATGACAGTTGGTGAAGAGGAAATGCTTGAAATCGAGCGTATTCAATCAGAAGACGACCCTTACCTTGCAAGTGCTTTATCAAGTGTATATGACGACACTAACAACCTCGTAAGCGGCGCAGAAGTTGTACCGGAGCGCATGAGAATGTCACTTCTTTCTACAAATGCAGGTCATCCGGTAATTGCTATTGTAAGTGATGGCGTTCAGTACGCTTATGATTACGATAAGGATGGCTCATACGCAAAAGACCATTACGCAAAGTTATCCGGCACAAGCATGTGGAGCGATACAGCTAATTCAAAGCCACTTACAGACCTTAACAATGCAAGAAAGAAGTTACAGAAGCAGGGTAAGATTGCTAGATACGCACTTATGAACAGCAATACATTCCAATATCTGCTTGACAATGCACAAATAAGAAACTCAATTCTTGCACAGAACCTTACAGCAACTATTGAGGTTGACGATGATACTGTTATTTCGGTGGTACAGAAGAGGGCGAAGCTCACTATCGTACTTTACGATAAGATGTACATTGATGATGATGGCAAAGAGCAGTACTTCTACCCGGATAACAAGGTTACACTTCTTCCAGAAGGCAGCCTTGGAAGCACTTGGTTTGGCACTACACCGGAAGAAAGAACTGCAAGACAGGTAGCTGATGTTGATGTAACAACATATGGTGTAGGTATTACAGTCGCTACAAAGACAGAGTATGGACCACCTATGAAGATGTCAACATTTGCATCTGAGGTTGTACTTCCATCATACGAGAATATGGATAGCACATTTGTATATGAGGTTCATAGCGAAGAGTAGGGGGTGCAACTATGAAATATCCATATATAGTGATTCATAATGGTAAATGGTACAACGCAGGAGAAGAGGTGCCGGAGAGTAATTCTCCGGTATCTTCCGTTGGATATACAAAGACCGAAATCAACAGAATGAGTACCGCAGACTTACAAAAACTTGCCGCAGAGCAAGGGATTGAAAATGCACAAGCGACAAGCGGTGCGGAACTGAAAGAAATTCTGATTGCAAAGTTTAAATTGTAGGAGATCGCTTATGTCATACACGCTTGTCGAACAAGTAAAAATTCGTTTAAAACAATTTCATATAGAAGAGGTAGAGGACGAAACGACCGGGGAAAAGTCCGATAAAGTTGTGTTTGATAAAAAGGAAGATAACCCTTTGATTGAACAGCTTTTAGAGCAGGCAAGAAAAGAGATTATCGGCAGACGGAACTATCCGGACACATACACGCAAGACCAGATTGAAAGTGATGTTAAGAACTATGAAAACATTATGGTCAATTTGGCAGTGTACGACCGGTCGCAGGCAGGAGAAGCATACATGGCAAGTTTCTCCGAAAACGGTGTTAGCCGGACATGGAAAGACCGTGAAAGCCTTTTTGTTGGTGTGTATCCGTTTGTAAAAGCAATGTAATTAAAGAAGATTGAGCGTGACCATATTTCCGATGCCGGTAAAATGGTTGCAGGCGGCGCACATTAAGCGGTGGTGGGCAGTGCGCCAAAAGGAGATTCAAATGAAAAGTATTTTGATTCAAACTTATCTTGTGGCACTTCCGATAGTGCTTGGATATATAGTTTGGCTTCTTAAGCAGCAAAAGAAAAGTAGGGATGCAAACAGTAAAGGAACAATGCTCCTTTTGCGCGTCCAACTTATTGAATACCATGCAAAGTACACCAGAATCGGAGAAATACCGTCATATGCCTATCAGAACTTCTGTGAGATGTATGATGCGTACCATGCGTTAGGTGGAAATGGAATGGTTACGAAAATGAAACATGAGATTGAAGAAATTCATATAGGGAAAGGAGATAAAAGCCATGAGAAATTGGAAAGATTGGACTAAGAAAGCCGGAATCCGAGCAATCAAGACTGTTGCGCAGGCGGCAGTTGCTGGAATTGGAACGGCGGCATTTATGGGTGCGGTGGATTGGAAATATGTTCTTTCCGCATCAGTCCTTGCCGGAGTGCTATCACTTCTGACAAGTGTTGCCGGAATCCCGGAGGAAAACACCAATGCTTGACATTAACAAGCAGAAAATGAAATATTCGCAATCCGGTCAGAGGGTATTTATCCCACAAACTGACGAAAATGGAGATATTGTCTATGAAGGGTACAAGGATTCCGATGGGAACTTTGTACCTTATTTAGATTCCGAAGGCAACAAGATCCCAAAAGGCGAGGAAGTTGAAGGGTTTTCAGAACCTACGACATTCCAAGCCAATATCAGCAATAAGCTGTCAGAAGCCCTTGTGAAAGAATTTGGAATTGATGATAGTACATCATACTGTCAGCTTGTCACGGATAAAGGATATTTGCCACTGAAAGCCGGTGACGTTGTGTGGAAACGTTCGGAAGTCAAACGCACTGATGATGGACTTGTGGATTCAGAAACCGCAGATTACATCGTAAAAGGCGTTGCTGATGAAGGACTGACCACGGATTTATTTCTTCTTCGGAAGAATATTAAGTAGGTGATTGCATGAAAAAGAAAACTATTTCAATGACACTATCCACTAAGTCCATACAAGACGCTATAAAGAAATTAGAACAGTACCGCGATAGTTTACAGGCTAAATGCGATTTGCTTGTTTCTAGGCTTGCACAGGAAGGTCAGACGGTGGCAATAAAACAAATATCGAAATCTCCAATAGGGAACACGATAACGGTAAGGGTTGATAAAGCACCGCAGTTAATGACCTCGAACGCAATTCTGATTGCAACAGGAAAAACGGTAACGTCAGAAGATAGAGAGCCGTTCTACACTTTATTGGCAGTAGAGTTTGGAGCCGGTATTTTTTATAACTCCAAAGAGAACCCAAAAGCACCGGAACTTGGATTCGGTGTCGGCACATATCCGGGGCAAATACACGCTTTTGAAGATGGTTGGTACTATTGGGACGATAAGACCGAAACATGGCGTTATACCCACGGTATCAAAGCCACAATGCCTATGTATAATGCGGAACAACAGATTATTCAACAGTATGTAAAGATTGCAAGGGAGGTATTCGGTGGAAAATGAGTTAAACAGTTGGGCACTTGATTTTGAAGATACCGTTTACCGATTGCTGAAAGTTTACATGGAAAGCAAAGAAATCGGAATCAAGGTAACGCAGGACGAGGAATCGAACGGAACACCTGTTTTTCCAACACTTCTTATACAACAGATTGGATTTACAGAAGCCGGGAGAGATACAGAGTCTTATTTTATTAACGCAATTCGCCCAACATTTCAAATTACAATAACAAATAAAGGAAGAAGGGAAAAGATTAAGGACATTGCAGAGTATGCAGTGTCCTTTTTTAAATCAAAAAATTTTGATGTTTCAAATGCTGTGTTCACGATTTCCAAGCAAGTGCGCACGGCAACTTTTCGCGTATCGCGAATTATTGGAGCGTATGAAAATTTAGCATAGCCGCGAGGCAGAAAGGAAGCAGAAAATCATGGCATCAACAAGTTATAAGTCGCGTGTGATTATTAAAGAGCACACAGCGGAACAAGCCGACTTTGCAGGGACTTACAACCTTTTACTTGCTGCAAAGTCTATTCCATCTCCGGCATCACCGCCAAACACGGTTGAGTCAACCACGATGGAAGACCCACAACAGACATTTGAGAAAGGTATTAAGACAGCGGATTCCCGGGAAATCACAGGAAACCTTGAAAAAGAATATCTGGAAAACATCGAAAAGCTGGGAGATAAAAAGGTTGACATTATCCACCTGTACGGCACAGATGGAATCGGTGGCGTTGCAAAATACGCATACACCGGAACTGTTACCGCGACACCGAATGATGTAGGCGGTGTAGATGAAATCCTTGAAATGACCGCAACCGTTATTCCAAGCACAGCATCAGAGCTTGTTACGGATAAGCTGACTGTCGTTGATAACAACGATGGAACATTCACTGTAACAGTGGTGGGGTAAAAAGCCTATCGGACGAGCAATCGACCGCACCGGTAGGCGAGGATGAACGGTCGATAGCAGAGCTTGAAGTATAAAATAAGCAACAATGGGGCGGTGGCAACACTGCCCCTTGCCAATATAGAGCAGAAAGGCAAGGTAAAACATGAAAGTAAAGTTAGGAAATAGCGAATATTCAATCAAATTTGGTTTTAAACCAACATTAAAGTCGCATCTTATCAAAGATGTATCAGAGTCGGTAAGTGAGCAGGACGGAAGCTTAGAGTCTGTAGAGAAACTGTTACTTGAAACACTTCCTAAGATGCTTCTTGTAGGACTGCAAGTAAGCCATAAGGACGAGTTTGGATATGACTACGAAACAGGGGAAGGATATGACGAGCAGTTCCAGAAGGTGCTTGATATGCTTTCCGAAAAGATTGACAATGGCGAAATCAACTGCCTTGACTTGTTTAATGAGTTAGAGTCCGAGTTGGAGTCAAACAGTTTTTTAGCGCAAATGATGGAGACGGAGAAGAAGAATCGAACGCCGGCGAAGAAAACTCCATCCAAGACAGCCAACAAGAATTAACATGGAAATATTACGTTGCGGAAATCCGTCCGTTTTACCTTGTGGTAACGAAAGGCTACGGATTTTCCGTTGATGATATAGATATGATGAATCCAGAGTTGCTTAAGCCTTATGTGGATGCATATAAGACAGAATGGAAGCAACGCGATATGGAAATGTATATGTGGTTCGGCAGATACGCAACGTCAGCACTCGTGACCGCAATAGACGCGACATTCGGAAATGGTAATAGTAAGTACGCGAAAGAAACTTGCTATGATTCTATCGAAAAGCAGAATACGGACGATCCCGATGCAGAGATACGAGAAATGCTTAAGGCAGAAGAAGAATGGGCGGCTAAATCAAGACAATCACATTTACCAAAGCCAAAGATAGTTTAAGAAAAGAGGTATTGCTATGGCAGTAATTATCGGAAGTGCGCGGCATGATGAACACGGAAATTGCTATTCTGGTGGGAAAGCCGGAGATCAGACCGGACAGGAAGTGTCTATACAGAAGTTTTACAACCATTCTAAGGGATGGTACGTGCTAAGAGCGAAGGACGATAGGGTTGCTGAGAAGTTAGCCGAAGCTATGAAGATTGCATCTGATAACAAAAATATCGGCTATGACCAATCGGAACGCTACGGAGTCATTAAGCATGGCGTTAACACAAAGATCAAGACGGAATGCGATTGTTCTTCCCTTGTACGTGCTTGTATTATCTATGCATCCGGTAAGGATGTGGGAGATTTCAATACATCCAATGAACGACCGGTAATTTTGAAATCCGGTTTGTTTGATGATATGGGTTCTTATCATGCCGGGTTTATTCTTCGCAACGGAGATATTCTTGTGACACGCACAAAAGGTCATACAGTGATTGTTGTAGGCGGCGCGAAGAAAAGCAAAGCCAAGTATTATCCGAAGTATAAGGGAAATTCAAAATCAATCGTTGAAGCATTAAAGGCGGTTGGGGAAAATGATGTGTCGAAAGAACATCGCGCGGAAATCGCAAAAAAGAACGGATTTTCCAATTTCAAGTTTACATCAGAGGAAAATTCAAAGATGCTTTCTCTTCTGAAAAAGGGAAAACTGAAAAAGTAATTCAAGGGCGGTAAGGGTCAAATCTTACCGTCTTTTTCTTATGTAGTAGAAAGTTGGTGGATAAATGGAATTAGAGTCTCTTGAAATAAAAATCCAAGCACAGGCACAACAGGCAAGCGGTCAGATAGATGCGCTTGTGACAAGGCTTGGGAGATTATCTTCCGCACTTTCCGGGCTTAATAGCGGGAACCTGAATAGTCTTTCCACAGGGGTAAACCGACTTGCAGGGGCAATGACGGCAATGCGTGGAATTGACACACGGACTTTTTCTGCAGTGGCAAGAAATGTGAGCAAATTAGGCTCTATCAACAGCAAACAGATTAATGCCGCGGCTGGTTCTATGCGTCAGATTTCCAATGCGGTAAAAGGGCTTTCTGGAATGTCAGCATCTGTCAAAGGTCTGACCGACCTTGCATCTGCAATCAAACAGCTTGGCTACCAGAGTTCCACCAAGGCGATTGAAAATATCCCGAAACTTGCTACGGCAATGCGACAGCTCATGTCGGAATTGTCAAAAGCACCTATGGTAAGTCAAAATCTTATTAACATGACAAATGCGCTTGCAAAGTTAGCAAGAACAGGTGGAGCGGCAGGAACAGCGGCAAAAAGCATCACAAGCTCATTTAGCGGATTTAGTTCCGGTGCTTCTGCGGTTACCAAGAAGTCTTTCTCTCTTGCGTCTGCAATCGGAAAAGTGTATGCAACGTATTGGACTCTATTCCGAGGATTTAGGCTACTTGGAGATGCTATTGATATATCATCCTCACTGACAGAGGTTGAGAACGTTGTAAGGCAGACATTCGGACAGTATGAAAGCCTAATTAACAATTTCGCAAAAACATCAATTGAAAAATTTGGTATGTCTGAATTGTCCGCAAAACAGTTTGCAAGCCGTTTCCAAGCCATGGGAACTGCCCTTGATATTCCGCAGGGGAAAATGGCGAAAATGTCTATCCGGTTGACAGAATTAGCCGGAGATATGGCTTCATTCTATGATGTGAGTCAAGAAGATATTGCCAAGAGTCTGCAATCTGTATTTTCCGGTACTACGGCACCTATGCGGCGTTATGGTATCGACTTGACACAGGCAACATTAAAGGAATGGGCATTAAAACAAGGACTTGATGCAAACATTTCCTCAATGACGCAGGCTCAAAAAGCCATGTTGCGTTATCAGTATGTGCTTGCGCATACAACCAATATTACTGGAGATTTCGCACGTACAGCAGATACGTGGCATAACCAAATAACAATGCTTAAAGAGAATTTCAAAGCACTTGGAGCGGTTGTTGGTGGTGGTTTAATCAATGCTTTTAAACCATTCCTGCACGTACTTAATGCAGTTCTGCAAAAGGTTATTTCTTTTGCGGAAATGGTAACAAATGCTTTAGGTTCAATCTTCGGATGGAGATATGAAGCAAGCAAAGGAGCAGGAATCAGCGGTCTTGCTGATGATATTGGAAGCGCATCTGACGGCATGGACGATTTAAGTAATGCCGCAGGAAGCGCAGGGAAAAACACAGGCGGTATCGCAAAGAATGCCAAGAAAGCAAAAAAGGAAATCCAACAGGCAACTCGTGCATTTGATGAATTAAAGGTTATTTCAAAACAGAGTAAAGACAAGGGTTCCGGTTCTGGGAATAAAGGTTCTGGTTCTGGATCTGGTTCAGGTGCTGGTGGCGGTACCGGTGCTGATGGTGGTTTAGTTCAGACCGACACCATCTTTAAGAAATTCAAAAGCAACATAAAAGACCTTGAAGGACTTGGAAAAGCGATTTCCGGTGCTCTTATCAATGCAATGCGAGGCATCAAGTGGGATGAGGTATACGCCAAAGCGTCCGGCTTTGGTAGTGGACTTGCAAAATTCCTTAATGGACTATTTGAGGGTCAGAAAGGTACAACGCTTTTCGGAGAAACCGGAAAGCTGATAGCTAATTCATTAAATACAGTTCTTCACGGATTGGATTCATTTGGCACGACGTTTGATTGGAAACAATTTGGAAATTCAATCGCAGACGGAATCAACAAGTTTTTCCAAAACTTTGACTTTGCATTATTGGCTCAAACGCTTAATGCATGGGCGCAAGGCGCGTTTGATGCAGTTACGACAGCGTTAAGTAAAATTTCTTGGAAGGATGTTTGGAACGGAGCAAAGGAGTTTTTAAGCAACTTAGATGTAAAGACGGTTGCAATTATTGTCGGCGCGCTGACAATCAAAAAAATTCTTGGATTGCATCTTGCAAAAACAGCACTTGATATAATCGGAACTTCCATTTCGAAAGCAATAGCCGGTTCACTTGCATCAAGGCTTGGCGTTGAAATTGCGGCAAATGAGGGAATTTCAGCGGTATTGTCTACCACTCTGTCAAAAAAAATAGGAGGGGCGTTTGCTACACTTGGGGCAACTGTTTCGGCTGGCGCAAAAGCCTTATTCGGCAGTGGAGCCGCAGAGAGCGCGCTTGCATTTATAAGCCCTGTTGCAAAAGCAATAACCGGAATAGGCTCCGTTGCGATTGGCGCATTTACTGCAATATCAAACTTTGTGACCATGTTAAAGAACGGATTCAGTTGGCTTAATGAAGCACTTATGCTTGTCGGAGTTACGATTACGGCAGTCGGAGCGGTTATTTTAGGGGTAGCGGCAGCACCTGCAGCGATTACCGCAGGAATAGTAGCCGGTGTTGCAACGGCGGCTGTAGTAGTCAAGGATCATTGGGAAGAAATAAAAGGAATTTTCTCAAAAGCAGGAGATTGGTTTAATACTAATGTGATTAAGCCAATAAGCGGTTTTTTTAAGGGATTATGGGAATCTGTTTCCGGTTTTTTCTCTTCTTTATGGAAAGATATATCCGGTGTATGGAAAACAGTTTCTGGATGGTTCAATACTAATGTTATAACTCCTATTGTTTCATTTTTCCAAGGATTTTCAAAAAGAGTTGGTCAAATCTTTCAAGGATTGTGGATCATTGTCAAGGCTGTATGGATTGTTGTTTCTGATTGGTTTAAATCAAAGGTAATAGAGCCAATAAAAAAGAACTTTGAATTATTGAAATCGGTAGTATCAACCATATTTAAGGTTCTATGGACAACTGTGAAATCGGTATGGGCGGTGGTTTCCGGTTGGTTTAAGGATCATGTTACAACACCTATCAAGAATGCTTTTGGTTCAGCAAAAGAATCTATTCAGAAAGCATTTAGCGCGGCAAAGACAGCAGTAATCGGTGTATGGAATAGTGTTTCTAGTTGGTTTAAAGAACATGTAACCACCCCGATAAAAAATGCTTTCTCGAAGATGAAAGAAAGTGTAGCTGAAATATTCAGCAAATTATGGAATAGCGTGAAAAGTGGTGTTGCCGGGGCAATGAACACCGTAATTTCAAGAATTGAAACAGCAATAAATTCATTGATCGGTGGGGTGAATACCGTTTTGAAAGGGTTCAACAGTGTTGTTTCTGCGGCGGCTAAAGTAGCAAAGGTAAAGTGGAGCGGAGTCGATCTTGTACCGAAAGTGAGCCTGCCTAAAGTAAAGGCTTATGCAACGGGCGGTTTTATGGATAAATATAGCATAGCAACAGTTGGAGAAAATGGGCTTCCGGAAATTATGGGAACAGTCGGAGGTAAGCCAGCGGTCGCAGGAAGCCAAGAAATTACCGGAATCAAAGATGCCATCAATTCAACATCTGCGCAAGAGGTTTCCTTATTGCGACAGCAAAATCAGTTATTACAAGCTATTTTACAGAAAAATTTCGGAATTACTACAAACGACATAGGAAAAGCCGCAAGGGATTATGGGAGAGAACATTACAATCGAACCGGAGATAATGTATATGTTTTTTAGTGACTTCTATAATTGAACGTGATATAATTCTAAATAAATCATATCACAAGAAAGGAGTCATTATGAGAAGCACAAAAAAAATATTAGTAGCTATGGGGTTGGCGTTTGCCGTTTTGATTTCGGCTATGCCAATCCAAAATGCAGATGGGAAACAGATTGTTGCGCAGGCGGCAACTATCAAATTAAACAAGAAAGCAATTTCGCTTGATGTTGGGAAAACACAGAAATTGAAAGTTACCGGAACAAAAGCAAGAGTTAAATGGAGTTCAACCGAACCAAGCATTGCAAAGGTAGGTAAAAGCGGAATTGTTACCGCAGCATCATCGGGTAGCGCAACAATCAAGGCTAAAGTCGGAAAGAAAGTGATGTCTTGCAAAGTAACCGTGAAAGAGAAAATCAACAGACTTGCATACGAAGATTCGAGCATTAGGGTTTACTTTACAGGGCTAAAGAAGGGAACATACCCGGACGAACTTATAGCTTGCTTGACAATCGAAAACATTACAGACAATAATATTACGGTTAATTCCGACACATCATCAGTAAATGATGTTATGGCAGAAGGAACGTTATATCAGGATCTATCTCCGCATAAAAAAGCCTATGTAACGTGGTGGACAATGGATGATAACATTGTGAGTTTGCCAATAAAGAATATTGACAACATACAACTATCCCTAGTTGTCTGGAATGAGGACTCGGAAGATTCCGAATACTACGTGACAGATTCTTTTGGGTTGCTAAAATGAGTTAAATGATTTTTAGGAGGAATTCGATTATGAAACAAAGTGGATGGGGAATTGCATCTTTAGTGTGCGGAATAGCAGGCGCTTTGTTAGCGTGCGTTGTCATCGGAATAGTTCCGGCAATAGTTGGAATTGTATTTGCGATTATAGCATTTGCGCAGAAAAACAAGGGGCATGGAACGGCTATAGGCGGTTTGGTATGTTCGATAGTCGGAATTATTATTTTCTTTTTAGCAATGTTTGTATTCACAAGCGATGATGCGAATGATACGCCTAAAAAAATATCATCGAATGAAGAAGCGCAAACTCAAGCAACGGAAGAAAAGGTTAATGAACCATTTAAAGTTGGAGATACTGTTGAGACGGAAGATTTGAGGATTACGTTTTTGAAAGCCGAGCCGTACACAGAAGAATACGACGAGCCAGCAAAAGGACATGAGTTTTACAAATTTGAGTTTGAATTTGTAAATATTTCAGATTCAGATCAATATGTTTCTTCTATGGATTTTAACTGTTATGCGGATGGATATGATACGGAAAGCGCATATTCAAGCAAGGATAAAGATTTGGATGCAACATTATCAGCCGGAAAGAAAACAAAAGGTGTTGTATGCTTTGAAATTCCAAAGGATTCCAAAGATATTTCTCTTGAATATGAAACAAACTATTGGAACGAATCAAAGGTATGCTTTGAAGTTAAAAAGTAAATGATATTTAAGCCGTGGAAACACGGCTTATTTTAATCCAAAAGCTGATTGACACAAAATCAAAAATAGTCTATCCTTATTACTAAGGAAACAACCTTATCCGTGAAGATGCGGATTACTTACTCGAACGCCATACTGTACGAAAGAGGAAACCAATGTGATTTCACAAGCGGTTTCCTCTTTTTTATTCAGATAAAAATGTATGGAGGTAGACACGAATGAAAAAATCACAACTTATGCTTAAGATTCAAAATAGCATTGAGGTATTTGAAAATCCAATATTCGGACAGATCAGAATGGTAATGGTCGATGATGAACCGATGTTTTGCCTTATTGATGTTTGCAGGGCATTGGAAATGAGTAACCCCACAATGGTCGCGCAGAGGTTAGATGAAGATGAACGCACTAAGTTAGACTTAGGGCGTGCAGGAGAAACAAATTTCATTACAGAGAGTGGCCTGTATGCAGTTATTCTCCGAAGCGACAAGCCGAATGCTAAGAAGTTCCGCAAGTGGGTAACATCCGAGGTTCTTCCCACAATCCGTAAAACAGGTGGGTATGTCAATAATGATGAATTATTTATTTCCACTTACCTGCCATACGCAGATGAAAATACTAAGCTGATATTTTCACAGACATTAAAAACTGTTAGAGAGCAGAACGAAACCATTAAAAGGCAGAAGAAAGAAATCATCCATAAGGAAGATGTTATTATCGGACTCGTTGATGATATTGACTTGGCGACCAAGAGACAGCGGATAACGCAGATTGTCCGTTTCGGTGCCGATGGAAAGTATCAAGAACGCTACTCGTTGCTTTATGGAGAATTTGAAAGGAAATATCACTGCAACCTTAAATCAAGGATGGAAGGCTGCACACTCAAACCAAAAGTAAGAAACAAGATGGATTATATCGACAGGGAAATGGGAATGATTCCGCAGTTGTACGAAATCGCTTGCAAACTTTTTGAAAACGATGTAGAAAAGCTGAAATCTGAATGGGAATCAGTAGTAGCTTAAAATTTAATCAAATGGATAGCATCTACCAAAACGGTAGGTGCTATTTTTATACCCATTTTAGGAGGTAAACGATGGGATATGGTGGATATTTAGTAAAGTTTGGGAATTATACCATACCGAACAATTTAATAAAGCAAGACACGTTTAGTTCCTATGTGAATATGCAGGACAAAGACCCTTGGACTGACGAAAACGGATATGAGCATCGTGATGCCGTGGAACTAAAAGCCTTAAAGGTTGAGTTTGAAACCAAAGCCATGCTGACCGAAAAGCAGTTTGATGATTTTTGGAAGAATATTGAAAAGAACTATACCAAGGCAAAGGAGCGCGGTGGCTATATCACGGCATACGTGCCGGAGAAACGCGGCTATGTGACGCAGTATGGATATATCGCTGACATTCAGCCTACGTTCTATTCTGTGGCACATGGGAAGATTAAGTATGACGCAATCAAATTTTCGTTTGTAGGTGGTGTATATGATAAATAGCAGTTTGAAAGAAAAGTATTGGGATTCCGCAACAGATAAGCAGATGGTCATATCTGTTGTTGGAACAAACCAGAAAATAGACAATTCGATGCTTGAAATCGGTACGTTTGCGCTTGAAGAAAGCCTTTGTTCGGAGTCTGAATTAAAGTTTGGAGCGTGCGAAGCAAATTGCGTAAAATTCACAGCACGAAACACCGCAGGAAGCATTATTGGAAAGACAATCTCTATTGAAGAAACGATTGACGGAGATAGCCAAAATCCGATGCCATACGGAGTTTTTAAGGTTGCATCCGATGTTCCTACGGCTGACCGTACAAAACGGCAGATTACGGCATATGACGCGATGTATGACATTATCAATACGGATGTAAAGTCTTGGTATGCAGGACTTAGCTTTCCAATGGCACTTAAGCAGTTCCGCGATAGCTTTTTTGCACATCTTGGAATTGCGCAAGTTGAAACAAGCCTTGTCAATGATTCCATGACGGTCAATAAGACGATTGTAGCCACGCAGACGGACGATTCAAGCGCAGTAACAGAAGAGCCCTCTATCAGCGGGAAAACGGTTGTAACGGCAATATGCGAGATCAATGGATGCTTTGGAAATATCAACCGAGAGGGCAAGTTTGAGTATGTCTTTCTGAAAGCAATCACAAGCGCACTTTATCCGGCAGAAGATTTATTTCCGTCTGACAATTTATTTCCGTCTGATGCAAACACGGAGTCCATGACCGGACACTACATCACGTTTGATTATGAGGACTTCCAAAGTAAGGCAATCACACAGCTTGAAATCAAGACAAGCGAAGATAATGCCGGTGCGATTGTTGGAACTTCCGGAAACAACTATTCGATTACCGGAAACTTTCTTGTATCAGACAAGACCGGAGCGGAGCTGGAGCAGATTGCAAATAACCTGTTGCCGATTATGAAACAGCCGGTATACACACCGATCAAAAGTTGCACTTGTGTCGGAAATCCATGTCTGACACTTGGCGAACCAATCCGATTCAATACCACAAGAGAAATTGTTGAAACGTATCTATTGCAACGCACCCTAACCGGTGTGCAGAGCAAGAGAGATTCAATCTCGGCACAGGGTACGCAGCACTCTGCAAAGGTTAATTCGATCAGAGACACGATTGAAAGTGTGGAAAGGCGTACCGGAAAGTTAGAGAGGAACGCAGACCATCTTCAATCCACGTATGAAGATTTAGAAGAGCAGACAAATACCAAGTTTGAGCAGACCGCAAATAGCATTGCCGCAGAAGTCAATCGTGCACAAAAAGCGGAAGGGCAATTAGACGCATCGCTGGAATTGAAACTTGGAAGAGACGAGAACGACCAAGTTATTTCTATGATCAATGCCAGTGCTGACCAAATTGTGCTACGAGGAAACAGATTGATTGTAGAATGTAACAACTTTGAACTGGACGGTAGCGGACGAGTACATATAATAGAATCTCTGCTTTTTGACAGTGGTGAGGTATCTGGGGTAGAGATATTAGGGCATGACGGAAGAAATAATGCGTTATTGCAGAATGTTAAGTTGGACTTATTATCTGTTACTGACGCAAACGGGGAAAACTTGGCGACAGAAAGTTATGTTGACAATTCGCTGAGCGACTACGCAACCAAAAGCGAATTGCCAAGTGGGTATTTTACAGATGTAGATTATACACTTAATGATAGCTCTACAACCAAGTATTCGCCCAGACACTTTAATAAAGTGTCTGATTTTGGTTCGAGGGAAAGTACCTTGGATATCGAGGGTCTTTTGATTTCTATTCCTAGCTCCGATAAAAGGTTGAAAAATAATATACAATCATTAAGGGATATTAAAAGTGTGTATATGGCAATGCGCCCGGTTGAGTATACATGGAAATCCGGATACATCACGCAGCACACAGGCTTACAGTTTGGTTTAATTGCGCAGGATTTAGAGAAGATTTTGCAGGATGCTGGATTGTCCGATAGCGGACTTGTACTAAAAGAAGATGCCGAAGAGGATGAAAAAGCAATTCACGGAGATTTAAAGACATGGAAAATCGACAAGGAAAATCTCCATGCAATGCACATACAGATGATTCAAAAGCAGCAGAAAGAAATCGAACTTTTGCAGCAGAAAAACGAAGATCTGGAACGCAGATTATCAGCGCTAGAAAGGAGTGTGAACCATGCAGAAAATTTATAACCGTACACACTGGGAGAATTTTCCAAGCGAGAAAACAGCGATTGATGCCATGCGGTTAAATAATGTGGAAGCCGGCATTGACAATCTGGATGATCGTGTGGTTGCTATGGATGCGTCTAAAGTTGACTTGACCAAAGCTAACGAACTTGTAAAGGAAATCCTTTGGGATGAATCCAACGGAACGCTGACGGTGGTTAAGATGAATGGTTCCAAGGCTGTGATTGACACAAAATTGGAAAAGTTGGCGGTCAACTTTAAGTACAATCCGCAAACACAACAATTAGTAATCACGCTGGACGATGGCACAACGCAGAATGTTGATTTGTCCGCTCTGATCACGCAGTATGAATTTATAGATAGCAATACCATTGCATTTGAAATTAGCAGTGACGGTAAGGTGTCCGCAATCGTGAAAGAGGGAAGTATCCAAGAAAAGCATCTGCGCCCAGATTATCTTGCAGATATTAAAGTGGAATCTGCCAAGGCAATAGCATCTGCCAAAAGCGCAGGGGTGTCCGAAACCAACGCGGCAAAATCTGCCACAGACGCAAAGGACAGCGCAGACCGGGTACAGGGAATCGAAAACGAGATTAACAAGAAACTCACAATGACAGAATTTGATGTGAATGAGGATGGAGAGTTGATTTACACGGACAATTCCGCTTATAACTTTGTTGTTGACAATGACGGAAATTTGAATTGGGAGGTGGCGTAAATGGCTATAGCAGGAAGAGTGGCAATTGTGCCAAAGGGCGATTGGAGCGCAGAGACGGAGTATAAGAGACTTGATGAGGTAACATATAATAACACAATGTTCATAGCAAAAAAAGCTGTGCCGAAGGGGACGTTACCCACAAATGCAGAATATTGGTCGAAGTCGATTGTGGGTGGTGTCGGTGCAATCGCAACGAAAGAGGATGCCGGGATTGTGAAACCGGCAGACGGACTTTCGATTGCAGAAGATGGAACCCTTAAGGTAAGCATTGATGGCACGACTCTTACAATGGATCAGGTCAACAATGTAATCAAGTTGGCAGATACCTTAAAAGAAAAAATCGGAAGCGCACTGCAACCGGAAAGTATCGTAAACAACCAGATTACGACAGTGGAAGGGTTTGCGTTGGACGCGCGGCAGGCTAATCCGGATCTGGATGGTACGCTTGCAAAGCAGATAAGTGATTTAAACGGCAGTTTAAATAATGTTGCTACTAAAAACGATATAAGTGCATTGAATCCAACATCTGAAATTAAATTATACACTAAATTACATATAGGTAGTTTGGGTGCGGGCTGGTATAGAATTGCAGAAGCTGTTTTTATGACCGACGTTGGGTCAAAAGGTGCGGCATCGACGTTTATAGAGATCATGCTAAGACAAACGTGGAACGTTCAAGTCGGATGCTTTCATAAAGTAAAAATAATTCTTGTGCATTCTGACAAAGCCAAAATTTCTAGTTTTGGTATAGGGACATTAAATTTAACAAAAGTTAGAGTTGTTAGAAAATCTAGCATTTTATATTTTGACGTATTCAGCCGTGGGTATGATAATGAAACACAGACGCTATTGAATATCCCATTCCCCGCATATATTACATCAGCAAAAGCTTATAGTGATGCTAAAATTGTTCCTGAAACAGCTGATGGAGAAGTAGTTGTGTGTAGTGTTGATCTTGCAAACAGTATTTAAATCAATACACAACGTTAACAACCAATCCTCCGCGAATATTTTCAATGGACTGTACAATATTCCAATTATTATCTCGAATTTGTATATTTGCATCGCCAACACTTATTACATATATATTATTTGAGCCTTTGGCAATAGCGAGTCCTGTTCCTAATATATCTACTATTCCGTCAGGAAGCTGTATTTTTTGTCCGTTTGAGATATTCGCACTTGAAAATCTCAGAGAACCAATATGACCAGAATAACCAAAATATATTCCAGTATCCAATCGTATTTCTTGGCTATTTTTTAAACTGCCGTTTAAGAAAATATATCGAACAAATATTCGAACGTAACTCATAAACAATTTTTATCACAGAAAGGAATTAAAAATCATGGATAAAATTATTTTAGCCAACAAAACAGAGTTCGAGATTGCCGATGGGGCAAGCCTTGGCAACATCCAGATCAAGGCAGAGAATTTTGATGCCGTCAAGACCATCACGGATGCATTTTCTGCGGACAACCTGCAGAAAGTTACATTTACACACAACGATGCAGTGTCGGGGAAATACACCGATCTGAAATCCGATGGGTTTACATACGCACCGAATACGGGCGAGGCAGGTAAGGAAGATGGAACTTACACGGTTACTATCAGGCTGCGGACAAAGACGGAAATGGAAAAGGCAATTGATGAGCTTAAAGCAGGGCATGAAGCAAACGCAGAAGCAATCGAAGAACTGGCAAGCATTGCCGCAGAAAGTGAGGTGTAGGATATGGTTAAATTCTATGTAAGACGTATTCTTATAGACAAGAAAATGACAATTGATGAAGTGCCGATGCGTTGGCGCGCAAAAGTGCAAGAAGAGATTGAGAGACAGCTTTCCGCTTCTCTGCAATGACATTTTCTGTCGAAACTTGCGACCGAAAAATGTTGAAATCATGCATATTGTAGTGATACTATGGACTTGTCCGAAAGGACACTTCAAGTTCTGGCATGGGTGGGGTTTGGCATGGCTCCGCCCATAATTGGGGATTGACTACGCCGAACACACGTTCTATAATATCCGTATCGCTACATAGGGCACATGATTGGGGGTTTTGAGGTTGGGAGAAGAGTACTACAAAAATGAAATCATTAAACTCATTGAAAAATGCGACAATTTGCATTGGTTAAAAACCATATATGCATACATAAGCAACTTATTAAAATAGGAAAAGAGCCAAGGGTTTGCGCATTGCCCTTGGCTCTTTTTTACTTTTTGTCTGAAATCGTATCTACTAAATTTTCTAAGGCTGTCCAATCGCTTTCGCTTAACTTGCACAGTGCAGAAACAAGTCGATACTTAAAGTTTTCATCACCTAATCTTTGGATTTCTCCAAGCATTGCTGAAATCTGTTCGTCTTTTGATAACTCAACAAACATTTCTCCGTTTCCGGTGCGAAGCCAATCTTGATTGACATTAAATTTTTCACATATATCAAAAATTGTTCTTTCGGACGGTTTTTTTGTTCCTGTTTCAATTTGCGCTATAAAATTTCTCGAAAGACCAATTTTTGAGGAAAATTCTTCTTGTGTTAATCCTAATCGACTTCTTAATTCTTTGATTCTTTCATTCACTATTTATCCTCCTTTCATATATACTATATAACAAAAATGTCCCCTAGTCAACAAAAAAGTATTGACAAAATGTTTCTTGGGGACTATACTTTGTTTACAAGGTCAACAAAACCTTAAAATTAAAGGAAAGAGGTGAGAACATGAAAGAGATTAAATCAGCAAATGACATAATTGTTGTTCCGGTTTCTTATTTTAATGGAATGGAAAAGGAATTGCAGAAGATTCTAAACAAAGTGGATATTCACGATATGGATGTCATGGAACAGGTTCTTCATATGCGGAAGTGGCTGAAAACCAAAACCGTATATGAAGAAACAAAGAGATTATATCCTAATCTCCGTTTGGAAAATATTCATTTGCTTTTACCACAAGAAGAGAGCGACGAAAGGGGGTTAGGGCATGGAACACAAACCACAAAAAATTGAAATCAAGCCGAGAAAAGAGGGCGAGCCGCCGTCAAGTATTCATCTTTTTGTAGATGGACATGAAATCAAAGGAATTAGAAAACTTGATTTTTCTGTAGAACCAAACGGTTTTCCACATTTGGTGCTTGATTTACAGGCATTTAATTTGACGGTTGATGCCGCTTGCTTGATATATCAGGAAAAAATCGGGGCAATCAATCTACAGATTGCAGACGAAGAAAACGAAAGGGGTGAGAATGGGTGGAAGTAAAAAGATACCGGCTTTTAGACGAAGAAGGAAAAGCTGTAATTGTAAAGAAAGACAAGGATAGATATATCGGTCTTGACGAATTGGCACAGCACATAGCAATGAATATCGTTGATGATTACCAAAGCATTTTGGACGGCGATAAGAAAATCGAAGATACAAACATTGAATTATCCGTCAAAGTCCTTACCGCCATTTCTCCGGTCATTAAAACATATTAGAAATGTTTTATGTTACGGAATGGGTTTTCTGCCGCTTCCACGCTAGAGGATCGATTTTCTTCTTTCGGTAGAGATTTTTTGATTTCTTCGCAGTATTGGTCGTACTTGGTTTTGAAATCACTGAAAGAATCATTACATCCGCAAATTTTAGCGATAGCGTAGGCAGATACATATTCATTGTTCAAAAATTCACCTCCCTTATTTGATGATAAGGGAATTATACCACAGAAAGGAGTGAAAATATGGATAATTTGGTACACATTGGAAATGCAGATATTTCCATCAAAGAGTACAAAGGCAAGCGAGTGGTCACATTTAAGGACATTGATATGGCACATGAAAGACCGGACGGAACAGCAAGAAAAAGATTTTCTGACAACAGAAAACATTTTGTTGAGGGCGAAGATTATTTCGTTTTGAAGCCGTCAGACCTTGAAAATACTGAACTGTCCGAAAAACGGACACTAGAAAATGTAGTGTTGAGTAACTTCGGAACAGCACTCATTACCGAACAGGGCTATCTGATGTTGGTCAAGTCATTCACGGATGATTTGGCATGGGAAGTACAAAGAAAACTAGTTTCTTCCTATTTTAATGTACATCAAAGTGTCAACGACCAATTATCTCCAGAATTGCAAGCATTGCAAGGGCTTCTTAATCAGATGGTTCAAAAAGAACTTGCTGACAAGGAGAGAGACAGACAGATTGCTAAGGCACAGGACACAGCGCGGAAAGCAATTGAGACAACTGAACATATCAAAGAAGCGGTGAAACCGGTATTTGATAATTGGAGAAATGAAATCAATGCCAAGTTTAACCGGATTCAGAGAAATGCAGATTGTCAATTCAATGTATTGAGGACTGAAATGTATTCAGAACTTGAACACCGTGCTGGATGCGACTTGAATAGAAGAATCAGAAACAGACGTGAGCGCATGGCAGAAAGCGGATGCACGAAAACAGAAATCAGCGCATTGAACAAAATGGACATTATTGAGGATGATAAGAAATTGCGTGAAATCTTTTCGAAAATCGTAGCAGAGTATGAAATCAGATATTGCGCATGAAAGGAAGTGATTGTATGAGCGAAAAAGAAAAGCGAGTTGTCGAAAAACTTCGTGATGCCATTCCGAATATGACAGATTTTCAGAAAGGATATGTCCTTGGAATGGTAGAGAGTTCTGCTTCGAAACATAGTGAGCAGGGCGAGGAAAACGAAACACATAATGGAAGGGAGAATTGAAATGAGCAATTTTGAATTTCAGAAAGTTAATTCAAGGGTAATTCGTAGCGGTGACAACTATTTGGCAAAGGTTGACTCTGCGGAAAGTTTTTCAAGCATTTTCGTTGACGAGGAAACAACATATGGAGTTTCTGTAAGAGATGCACAGATACAGACGGGAGATTCGACTTACACACATGCAATGGCTTTTACATATTCCATGGAAGATGGTTCTGTGCGTTTTATAGATATTGTTGTATGTCCGTTACTCGGAACGTTTGTTTCTGACTGGTACTAAATTATAAAGTGGCAGAAAGGGGAATGAATGAAAAAAATAATCCAATTCATCATAGGTGCGGTTGCAATGGAGTATTCCTTGGTTGCCGCGTGCTATATGGATAGTGAGGGCGTGTCCGGGAATGTGTCGGCTATTAAATTTGTAGCCGGTGCGGTAATCGCGGCAATTATGTATTACTGGTCGGAAGTAGACCGGAAGAGAGCCGAACTTGACAAGCGAATCAAGAGAAAACGCAGAATGAGAGAGGATGCATGGTAGGCGTTGTGTATATAAGTGGTACGAGATGTTCCACGAAAGAAAAGCGTATGCTTGCTGAACTTTTGGCAGGGAAACGAAAGAAACAGAATGATAAAGAGGACTTTGAAAAGGTTCTTGACAGAGAAATGGAAAGGAGAAGCAATGGAGAACAAAATAACACTGATAGGTGATGTTGTATCAGCACCAAGGGAAAGTCATAAATCAAACGGTAAGATTTTTTATAAATTTTTCATCGGAGTTGAAAGAAGAAGCGGTGTTGCAGATATTCTTCCGGTACTGTTTGACAAAGAAATCAGCGATACAGAAATCAGCGGAACGGTATGTGTCAAGGGAAAGATAATTACCCGGCACGTAAAAACCGGATCTGGAGAAGCCATTCTTATGTATGCTATGGCGGATACAATCACAAAGCCAGAGGATGATAGCCCTTTGAATGAAGTAAGTCTTGATGGAATTATCGAGGAAAAGCAACTTAGGGAAACACCGCTTGGACGTAAAATATGTGATGTGAAACTCAAAAACATAAGAGAAAATGGAAAAGAGGATTTGATCACTTGCATCGCATGGGGGAAGTGTGCAGAATATACGGACTCGCTTGCTTTAGGAGATGGGGTAAGCACATACGGAAGATTACAGAGCCGGAGATACAAGAAAACGTGTAAAGATGGTCGCGTTGTGGAAAAAGTTACATATGAGTTATCAATAAAAGGAATCGCGGGGGTGTAACATGGGGAAGAAAAATTATGTTTATGTTCCAAAAGACGAGTATGAAGAACTGATTGAGTGCAAGTTACATATCAACATGTTACACGGATACATTACAAAAGAACATGAAGATAATATCAGATTGCGCGGATGCAAACAGGATACAACAGATATGCTGACAATCGAAACTTTGAGCGGATACACGGAGAACGAAAAGCATTTCGATAGACTGAGAAGAGAATTTAAAGAAAGGGTGAGACAAAAATGCGAATGATTTTAAAATCGCTCCATATGGAGAATTTCAAAGGGGTAAAGGATAAGACATACGAATTCGGAAAGACAACAAGGGTTTCCGGCATGAACCGGAGAGGAAAGACCACAATCGGGGCGGCATGGTACTGGCTGACGTCTGATAAGAACTATGAACTTGTCAGCAATCCAAACATTAGACCGGACAATGTAGAAGATTGTATTCCAACCGTTACTGCAGATGTTGATGTGGACGGAAAAGAGATTACTCTTTCAAAGATGCAGAAGCGAAAAGTTGGAAAGCCGGATAAAAATGGAGTTTCGAAAATTACAATCACAAATACATATGAGATTAATTCTGTTCCTAAGACAGAACGTGATTTTAAGGCATATCTGGAAGAATTAGGGTTTGAGTTTGATAAATTCCTCATTTGTTCGCACCCGAATGTGTTCACTAAGGATTTGTCGTTAAAGAAAAAACAGGATGAAATGAGAAAATCCTTATTCGCTATGGCAAGCGAAAAAACAGATTTAGAGATTGCGCAAATGAATAAAGAAACTTCGGATGTTGCCAAATTGCTTGAATCCTACAAATTTGAAGAGATTGAAGCCATGAACAATGCTTCCAAGAAGAAAGCAGTTGAACAGTTAGATGCGATTCCTAATCAGATTATCGGTCTGGAGAAAGCTAAAGTTGATGTCGATGTGGCAGAACAGGAGTTGTTAAAAGCCGATTTAGAGAGAAAGATTGAAGCACTTGAAGATTTAATTGGGAAATCTGATGTGCGGATTGATGAAATGCGCAGCGAAGAAATGCATTGTCAGTTTGAAATGTCCGCTATCGCACAGACCATGAATAATGAACTTTCAAGCAAGAGCCGTGAGATTGAAAATCACAAATATGACCACGAACGGAAGTTAGAGGATGTTCGTTCATCAATCAGAAAAGCACAGGATTCTATTGAAAGCAGTAAGAAATCAATTTCTGAACAGACTCTTAAGAAATCTGACCTTGTGAAAAGGTACAAAGAGGAAAAGGAAAAGAAGTTTGATGATTCCAAGTGGGTATTTGATGAAAATAGCACTGTTTGTTCACTGTGCGGTCAGAAGTTGCCAGAAGATAAAATAGAGTCTTTAAGAGCCGATTTTTCGCAGAGAAAGGCAGATGCAATCGAAATATTTAATGAAGAACACGCGAAAACACTTGCCATGATTGTTGATGATGGAAATGCGTGTGCTGAAATGATTAAGAAGTTGACCAAGGATAACAAGAAATTAGAAAACATGATTAACGCCTTGAAACTGCACGAAGCGGAAGAAATTGACATTATCAAGGGATTTGATGAACAGATTTCTAAGATTCCGGCTTGCGCTGATTATATGCAGAATGCGGAATATGCCAAGTTAAAGGCTAAACAGGATAAATTGCTTTCTGATATTGCAGAGTTGGAATCCAAGGGTACAGATAAGGTGGCTGATTACGCAAAAGCTGATAAAGCAAAATTAAAGAGCCAGCTTGATGAAGTAAATAAGATTATTGCACAGGCTGAAAACAATGTTCGCATTGATGAACAGATTGCAGATATGCAACAGAAACAGCGTGAGTATGGACAAGCAAAGGCAGATGCCGAGAGGATTCTTTATCAGCTCAAAGAAGTTTCAAAACGAAAGAATGAGTTACTTGTTGAAGAAATCAATGAGCATTTCGGTATTGTGCGTTGGAAGTTGTTCGATTTCCAGAAGAACGGAGAATATAAGGAAGTTTGTATTCCTACGGTGCTTGATGAAGAAACCGGCATTTATAAGGTATTCGGAGATACGACAAACACCGGCAGGGAAATTGAAGCGAAGATTGATATTTGCAACAGTTTTCAGAAGTTCTTTAATATGTATGTTCCGATTTTCCTTGATGGTGCAGAAAGTATCAATGACGAATATGTGCCGGCTGTTGATGCGCAGTTAATTCTTTTGAGCGTTTCCGAGGACAAACAGTTGAAAGTAGAGGGTGTGTAGGATGTCAAGAGCAGGAATAAGCAACAACATCATACAGCCGGATGCGCGGTGTATGTCATGCAAGCGTTGGAAGAGTGCAAGTAAAGGGTTCTGGGGAAGAGACGGACATTGTTCTCTTCCGTATTGCGAAAAAGACGCGAGGAATAAAGGAAAGAGAGGTTACAGATAAATGGATGATATTGAAAAATTGAAGGCTGAAAACTCAGATTTGCGAACAAAGGTAAATGACCTTGAGCGTAATAAATATTGCCTTGAAGGAGAACTTAGAAAAGCCACAGAAACAAACGAACGACTTTTGCGTATTCTTGAAAATTTGTCAAATGGATATGTGAAAAAGGAGAGGTAATTATGCAGTATATCAAAGCAAAATACCCAAACAGCACACGCAGTTACATCTTTAAGATCGAGGATCCCGTAAAAGCCGGAGATACAGTTGTAAATGCAAAAGGCGCAAAGCTGACTGTTACGGATGAAACAGTGGATATGAAGTGGGTGGAAACCTACGGTGCTGATAAGGTGGCAATTGTGAAGAAATATGAGGAAAGCGAGGACGAATGAATGGGAGAAATTATAAAATCCTACAAAGGGTTCAACAAGGATATGACTTGCCGTGGTTTTCAGTACGAAGAGGGCAAGGAATACGAAGAGCCAAGCGTAGAAATTTGCGATCATGGATTCCATGCTTGTGAATACCCTCTTGATTGCCTTGGATGTTACTCGCCAAATAAGAGCGTATATCATGAAGTAAAACAGTCCGGAGAGATTCAGAAACAATCTAACGATTCGAAAGTTGCTTCCACAAAGATTAAGATCGGCGCGGAAATTAGTATAGCCGGACTTGTGAAAGCTGCTATTGAGTATACAACAGAAAGAACGAAGAAGGAAACCGATAATGACAACCCCAAGGGCGCATCGTCAGCAACCGGAAACTGCGGCGCATCGTCAGCAACTGGATACAAGGGCGCATCGTCAGCAACCGGAGACTATGGCGCATCGTCAGCAACCGGAAACTGCGGCGCATCGTCAGCAACCG